GATTTTGCGAGCTAATTTGCGCAGATTTTGTTCCGAGAGAACTTAGTAAAGTTTTCTCTGCATCAGTCATAAATTTTCTTGACGTGCTTTCTTCAATCATTGATGCGGGGTGTGTATCCGGATGAGTGTAGTTATTTGCTCCTGCAGCGATTCCGCTTAACTTGGTACGTTCAGCATCAGTCATAAACCTGTGTGTCTCATCTTCATTTATTTCTGACGCTCCGTGCTTATGTGTCGCTGCCGCATAATTACCCTTTGCTTGATATACCGAATCGTGGTTGTGATTTCCTGCCGCCTTACCATTCCAATTTGTCTTTTCAGAATCCGTTACAAATCTATGTGTGATATCATCCGTGATGTCAGATGCCGAATGCTTATGTGAAGCAGGTGCATAATCCCCCTTTGGTTGATACGTAGAATCATGGTTATGGTTTCCTGCAGCCTTACTGTTCCAAGTCTCTTTTTCCGTATCGGTAACAAAGCGATGAGTACTATCAGGAGTTATATCAGACGCATTATGACCGTGCGATGACGCCGCATAACTACCTGCAGGTTGATATACTCCGGCATGGTTGTGATTAGAAGGAGAAGCGCCAACCTCGCTCGCTGTGTAACTAGGTTTACTAGCAGCCTTCGCCCATGACGGCACATCACTTGCAGGCATAGAGGTGGGGAAATCACTGATTTCAGATACCTTATGCGTATGCGCTAATGGAGGCCGTGCATTACTTAGCCGATCATCGTTTCCTTGGCATACCGTCCCTTCTGCACTACCAAAATTCTTATTAAAGGCAGAGTTTTTAGTGAATGCAGGTTCGTATGTACCTGCATGATTGTGATTAGATGGAGATGCACCTACTTCGCTTGCTGTATAACTAGGTTTACTTGCAGCTTTCGCCCATGCAGGTACATCGCTTGCCGGCATCGAGGTTGGGAAGTCGCTAATATCCGCTTTCTTATGCGTGTGAGCTAACGGAGTTCTTGCATTGCTTAACCAGGCGTCGTTACCCTCGCACACGGTCCCAGCACTAGTCCCAAAATTCTTATTAAAGGCTGTAAGTTTAGTGATTATCAGTTCATATCTGCTATCATGGTTGTGTGTATCCAGAGCTGCTTTCAATGCCTTTCCCTGTTCGGCAGAAAGGACTTTATTAGTCCCTCCACTTGTCAGATTATTAACAATATCAGAAATATTAAGTTTCTTTCCCAGCTCTGTTGCCATCGTCGTAGCAAAGTTAGGATCATTGTTAAGTGCGTTCGCTAACTCAATAAGTGTATCGAGAGCATCCGGAGCACCGGCAACAAGCGCATCGACTGCAGCTTTCACTTTTGCGTCAACTCCTGAAACCGCATTGTTAGCCGCCAATGCAGCAGCGTTCGCATCGTCAGTCGCTTTTTTTGCTAATCCTGTCTGTGTTACAGATGCATTTTTAGCCGCATTTGCTTCATCTGTCGCTTTCTTCGCTAAGGCGGTTTGAGCTTCTGATTCAGCTTTGGCAGCATTGGCCCCTGCAGCCGCAGTAGTTGCAGCATCTTTAGCTGCATTAACACTACCAGCCGCAGTATTAGCCGCATCTGTAGCTTTCTTTGCAAGAGCCGTCTGCTCAACAGATGCATTTTTAGCTGCATTCGCATCATCTGTTAATTGCTTGACAAGAGCAATCTGTCCGGTGGCTTCTTCTGTTGCTTGCGTCATTTCCTGCACAATACCGGCATACTCTGACTTGCGTTGAGACTCTGCTTCGACACGCTCCGTTTCAGCGTTTATACGCTTAGACTCATTTGATCCGCGAGTACCTTCCGCAGTTTTACGCTCATCTTCATTCTGCTTTCTTATATTCTCGGCAGAGGAACGTCCGGTTTCAGCCGTAGCGCGGGAAGTTTCAGCAGCCTTTCTCTTGTTTTCTTCTGATACCCGGGAAGTTTCGGCAGATTTACGTGCTGCTTCGGCAGATACACGTTCGGATTCGACGGTAACACGGTTAGATTCGGCAGCCACACGCGAGGTTTCATTTGTTTCTCTTGTCGCTTCATCTGTTTTCCGCTTATCCTCGGCAGAAACACGGGTAGATTCAGCGGTAGAACGACCTGTTTCAGCGGTTTTCCGTTTATCTTCTTCCTTCACACGTTCCGATTCAGCAGAAGAACGACCTGTTTCAGCGGTCTTACGTGCATCTTCATTGCTTTTACGTGTTTGTTCATCCGAGACACGTTTATTTTCTGTATCAACACGTCCGGATTCAGCAATTACCCGTTTACCTTCAGCAGTTACGCGGGCCGCTTCTTCCGACTTACGCGCATCTTCATTTTGCTTTCTTATATTCTCGGCAGAGGAACGTCCGGTTTCAGCCGTAACGCGTTCTGTTTCGGAAGTCTTTCTTTTATCTTCTTCGGACACACGGGAAGTTTCGGCAGATTTACGTGCTGATTCGGAAGCTACTCTCTCGGCTTCTGCTGTTCTTCTTCCTGTTTCGGAATCTTTTCTAACCTGCTCGTTAGCTTCTCGTGTACCTTCAGCGGTAGCACGTTTCTTTTCTGCATTATCCCGTGCAGTTTCCGCAGTAGATCGTCCTGTTTCAGCGGTCTTACGTGCATTCTCATTAGTGATACGCACTGATTCAGCAGCTTCCCGGGCTTGCTCTTCACGGGAACGATTCGTTTCGGCTGTCTGCCTGGATTGTTCGGAAGCATTACGACGGGATTCGGCTGTTTCACGGGCTGATTCATTGCTTTCAACAGTTGCTTCTAATTGCCGCATATCGGTAGTAGCTGTTTTTGCATCACTCGTAGCCTTGAGCATATTATCCAAGGCAGTCTGAATCTTCTCTAAACCAAATTTAAGGCTAGTCTTAACTCCGTTGATTACTCGGTAGCCGATAGTGAAGAAGCCTTTCATGTCGCTGGCTTCGTTCAGTTCTGATATTTTTTTCTTCTTTAATGGCATAGCAAATCAATTTAAATCTATATAAAACTCTCCGTCCTCTGTTATGATAAATTCGCCCGCTTCGGATGAAAGCAAGAACTCCGTTTCTCCGATCCGGAAGCTGGTAAATACGAGTTTCAAAGTGAACTCCCACCATACACCGTTATTTAGCATGAAATCATTCGTCTGACAACTCTTATAATAGCAGGGATAGCTTTCACTCCATTCATCACAATAAAATATACGTTCTGCATCGGAATACTCATATCCTTCATCATCGACCTTAGCAGACAGTTTTGTGAGATCATAGAGTAGGGCATCGCGATTACGCCAGAATGCTTCAATCGTCCCGGCCCGCATTAGGCATTTGAGAGATACTTCTTTGGTTTGGAATTTCACAACTTCACCGTCATAGATTGCTCCATCTTGACGTTTAAAGTTCTGCAATAGGTTTTTCTTTACCGTCGGAGCTTTCAGTATTTCAGCATCACTACCTTTCAAAATGGCTACACTATATTCCGACAAATCCCGATTATCAATTTCATACCCCTTTGGCATAGGAATAGAATTCACGGGTTCCTGGTATTCATAATCAGAATTTCGTGGAAAGTCGTTAGCAAAAGTTATCTTTACGACTTGAAATCCCGGATAGATTGTATAGCTGTTCTGTGAGGAAAGACGTAAACGATAAGTTCTATCAAAAATAGGAAAATAAAATTCATGATATCCCATATCTGATAAAATAGCAATTAATCCACTAAATCCCAGATCGTCTTTACAGGCAAAATCAATACTCAATTCATAGGTGTTTAACGTCAAGCTAGAAAGGTCTATTTCAATACCATCTTCTTCCGGCCAATCATTTTTATCATCCGATTCTTTAGCAGGAGGAAATGCCACAAGATTATCATAGCTTCCTTTTATAATACATATACCGAGAGTGGTATATGTATTATCTCCATCTATAAAACAAATTCCTTTCATCTTACGAGCTTTATTCCTTTATCATTTATCTTTTCAATACCAGTTTTCATCAACTTCATATCCTTCTCTATACCTTCCAATCTAGCTGTATTAGTATCAATATTCGAAAGGTGTCCAACAATGGTATTCATATTGTCTTTGATAATTTTCACGTTTTCATTTATGGATGTAGATATGGTTTTAATATCTCCAATACCAGAGGTGATACCTTGAAAAATGAGAGTATGCAACTGTAACTCTGTTTTTATGTCCGCAATCAAGACATTAGCCATGGTGAATCTACCATTCAATTCATCTGCAGAATCTTGCGACATAGAAGCAAATCCTTTTTTTGATGCTTCGCGTTCCGAATCCTCATCAGTAGTCCACCCATACATCTCTGCCATGGCATCGCGCTTTGCTTTCATCTCATCAGCAATCTGTTGTCCTTCCGTTTTCAAATTATCATATTCATCCTCAATCGTACCATTTTTCATGGCATTGTTAAGTTTTTCTCTCCAGTCCATTAACCGATCCATGTACTCTTCTTTAAGCATGGAATTTAGAATAGCATTCTTCATGTATTCCTCGAAACTGTCGGCAAAGTCTGCACTATCGGCATCCATGTCTATAAGTAAATCCTGAAAGTCTGAACGAAGAGAAGCATAATCAATGAGTGTTGTGTCTACTATTTGTTGTTCCAACACCTCTGCAACCTTTCCTACCCCATTCGCGATTTGATCAGCGAATTTCTGTGTATCAGAATCAAGTTGAGACCAAAATATGCCAGCATCCGATTGCAACTTTAAAAGTTGTTCATCAGTCAAATCAAACAGACCGGTCATACGACCGCCCATTTTATTTTTAAATTCATTTACCGACATGCCTAATGCTTTTGCAGCCTGCTTCCATCCTTCCCCGGACATATCATCTACTTCATCATACCCCTTTGAATGTGACTTTCCAGAAGCACCAGAATTGAGATACTGCCGGCCTAATACTTTTGCATTCTCACTTTGCAATTTTATATTAGCAATAGCAGCTTCATAAACAGCGTTTGCAGTATCTCCTGTTAAAGTTTCCGCTAGTTCTAACTGCTTTTCAATTACCCGATCGAGGATATTAATATAGGATTCATACGCTTCTTTCGCTTTCTCGTATTTCTCGGTCGTATCGTCTTTGCCGAACATATCGAAGATTTTCATAGCTATCTGAACGGCTGCACCAATGATAGCTAGAATAACAGATGCCTTTTCAACTGTACTTATTGCATTAGCAGAGGTATCGGCAGCTGCTTCAACCCCTGCCATTGCAGTCATTGTAAATGAGCCGATACTGCCAATAAGGGAAATAATCTCACCAGCCGGACCACCGATCGATTTACCCAGTTCGTCTATGGTATCCGCTAACTCCGAAATCTGTGTTCTAACTTCTTTTTCTGCCTTCTTAACCTGATTATCTTTTTTTACAACCTTATCTTTTGCTGCATTATACTTTTCGGTTTTCTTCTTTACTAGGTCAAGTGCCTGCGCTTCGGACAAATAAGCTTTTGTAGATTCAATCTTACCGGTTGCAGGATTATACTTGGATGAAGAAATCCCATTTTCAATCTTAGAACCACCTTTGACTGCTTCGGCCTTTGTCCTGGCATTTTCTAACTCAATCTGTGCATTAGCCAGCTCTTCTTCCGCTTCTGCTAGTTCCTTCTTCTTGTCAGATAATGACTGAAACGGATTACGGGAATCCAATTCGTCCATGATGGATTGAATCGTACTCGTATATTCGCGAAGTTGATCGGGAGACAAAACTTGCGCTGCCGCACTTTTCGCATTTTCAAATTGAGTAAGAAGGGAATTCAATGTTTCAGTAGACGTTTCCTTTAAATTTTCAAAGGCACGTATATAGTCCGGAGATTTTTTCAACTGTTCATAATCAAACCCCATGAGGGATTCACCCTTCATTTTTGTAGCCTGTGCTATTGAACGGTCTGTCTGCTGAACTTTCTCTGTTTTGCCTTCCTTCTGAAACTTCTCCCTTTGAATACGAAGAGCTTCAATATCATCATTGAACTTCTTCTCGATTGCAAGCCTTTCATCGGTGTAATTCTGGTACTGCTCCAAAAGAGCTTTGGATAAAGTCGCTTCGGCCTTTTCCCTTGTCTCAACAGCAACCTTATCGTATTCATTTAGCGTATCCTGTTTCTTCTGTGAAAGGTCTTCTTTAGTTTTTGTTTTTGGAACGAAAACAATACCTTCCTCTTTATACTTCGGATGTTCTTTCTCCCACTCTTTACGCTCTATATCCTGTTGATCTTTGATATATTGCCTAGTACGACGATCGTTGTCTGCTTTGGCTTTCCGATAATTAAGTTGAATTTGTTCCTGCTGTTTCTTGAAACCTTCGTCCATGGCATCAATCTTAGCTTGAGAGAGTTCAAGTTCAGCCTGTACAGCTTTCTCTATATCCTGTTGATTCTGCTCGTCAATTAGGCGCTGACGCTCGGCTTTTTCAACTTTAAGTTTATTCTCTTCTTCCTTCTTCTTTTTCTTGGCCCCTATTGTTTGCTTATCATCTCCTGTTAATGTTGCCAAGGCGGATTCAGCTTCTTTCAACTCTTTAGCTTTATCTTCAATAGTTGATTTTATAGTTTTCCCTACATCAGCTTTCCCTTTACCACTCCGCAAATCTTCTATTTCCTGCTTGAGGTCCGCAACTTTCTTTATAGCTTCACCAATCTCTTTCGTGACATTTGGCTCTTTGATTTCATCTTTAGGATTCTTTTGCGCTTCTTTCAACAAACGAATATTATTCAGCATCTCTCCTTCCCCCATAAGATTACTGACGGAACCATCATGTCTGATAGCAACTTGTTTCTTTCCTGATTTGTTGAAGCGTTCAAGAGCAGCCTCATACATAGCTATATCTTTTGCAATCTGTTCGGCTGTCAGATTGATATATTCATTAGTATCATAACCTAATTTATCATGAATATCTTTATAAGTATTCTCAAGCAGTTTGTTATTCGCAATCATGCGATCAATATAAATCTGAACATCATTTCCTACTCTTGTTTCCTCTGTTGATATGCCCGGAGCAATAGTAGTAGAGGTTGTAAACTCTTTAGTCAATGTATCTACTATTTTTTGAGTTTCAGAAGATAACCCACCACCTGATTTCAAATCATTCTTTATCATCTGCATAATTGCAGCAATCTCCCTTTCAGAGCCTTTCTTGTTTCTGAACTTATCCGAATCTCGAATAGCTTTCTCCAAATCTCCAGTAAGTTCACCCTGTTTATCCGCCCAATCTTTTTGAGCTGTAGAATGAGAATCCGCAATAGCTCTATCAAGTGCCGCCTGTTTAGCGGCCGCACTAACAGCCCCATATGCTCTCGCAACATCATCTAAAGCGTTTTTTTCATCACCTAAACCCTTCAAGTATTCACCATACTTATCTAAAATAGATTTCTTTGCATCATCGTAATCTTCTGTACCTTTCTTAGCCTTATCTAGTTTGCCGAATAACCGATCTATTTCTGCTTGTTCAGCATTCGTTTCTGAATTGAATTCCTGTATACGCTTATTCAATTTCACCTGTGCCTTCTCCGCATCCGTCTGATAAGTAATAAGTTTATAGATTCCATAAGATAACCCAACTATAGCAGCCGCAGCCAATACATAAGGATTTGTAAGCATTGACAAACCTAACGCTTTTGATGCCGTAGCTAATCTCGTCTTAGCGACAGCCAAAAAATTTGTTGATCTCGTATTAACATTTTGAGACACTGTATTAAGTTGAGTAGCTGCAGTTTCTGCCACTTTGCTTGCAGTCGAAGAGTTTGTGTAGGCTGTCGTTACATTTGTTCTTGCCGCTTCAAGTTGTTTTGACGCAGAATATCTATTGCTCTCCGCTATTGCAAGTTGTGTCTCTGCATTTTCTATACTTCTAGCATTACCAGTTCTTAATGCAGAATTATATTTCATGTTAGCCGCTGCTACTTCTAGTTCAGCTGCTTCAAGATTGGCAGCAGCAAGCCCCGCTGTATTGACAGCCTCTTCGTATTGTGCTTTAGCTTGTAATGCTTTTAAACGCAAAGATTCCACATTTGCGGCAGCTTCCACACGCATAGATGCAATCAATTCTGCTTTTGCCTGTGTTAATCTTCCACTTGCTACGGCCTGTTCCAAATCTGCATTTGCGGACTTCTCTTTCGCAGGAATTAATTTTGAAAGTTCCGCTATCTCGGCAGTATACTTAATACCAGTAACCGTGTTCTGAACCGCTGCAACTCCAATAATAGCAGCTTTCTGGACCCCATACAAAGCAACAAGGGCAGCAAGAGCGGCACCAACTTCCTGGTAGTGCTCAATCAGATAAGCAGTTCCATCCAAAGCCGCATTAATAACCCCATCACTTTCCTGTCCAATCTCATTGAACATCATATCGAGATTATCACCAATATTAGAAATTTTACCGGATACGGATTTAGATTGTTCCTGCATGAGGTTGAAGAACATTCCCCCTTTATTAGTCAGGTTATCAACAACCTGCTCTAACTTGTCGAAACCAATCTTACCTTCTGCCGCCAAATCCTTGATTTCATCCTTATTCACTCCCATAACCTTTGCTAGTTCGGAGAAAATAGGCACACCACGTCCGGCAAACTGATTCAAATCCTGCGTCATTAGTTTGCCTTGAGTCATGCTTGTACCATAAAGATACACAAGGTCACCAATAGGCTGACTTAATCCGGCCGCAATATTCCCTAAACGAGTAAGTTTGTTTATAACATCTTCGGAAGCCGTCCCGTATGCGACAAGCTGTGTAGCAGATTGAGAAACACCTTTCAAATCAAAAGGAGTAGTAGCAGCAAAGTTAACGAGCTCACTCATCAACTTTTGAGCCTTTTCCCCCGACTGGAGCATCGAGGTAAATTTGATTTCAAGCTGTTGGAATGTCCCATATACTGAAACCATTTCAGAAGCGAGACGCTTCGCCATATCAATAGATAAGAAAGCCATACCGGCAGCCTTCATCTGCGAGAAAGACCTGGCAACAGACTGGCTAGCTGTATCTGTATGGTCCTGCATCATATCAATATTCTGAACGTATTTCTGAACGTTTCTCTGCATTTCAGAAATATCCAGAGTAGCCTTAATACCTATTGTTCCCTGTGTCTCCATCTTTACATAAATTGAGCAAAATATTCGTTAGCATGAAGTTCCTTTGCCTTTTCTTCTCTTTCTTCCTTTGGCTTAGTACCTGGAATAGCCGCATTGAGTAACATGATATTGGAATATGACCTTTCGTTGACAACCTCTTCATAACTCATACGGTAGTATTTCATCACTCCGCTAATTGTTGACCAAGGGCTGTCGCTTCTGGTGTATTCGTCGGTTTCGTTGTCTCGTTTAGACCTTTTAGGAAAATGATAGTGCTTAAAAAAAAAGTGGCATCCATAGTCTGTGCCATATAGTCCTGCAATTTCTTGTATTTGCGAACCGTTAATCTTTTCTTGATGAATTTACCAAATAGTTTTCTCTTCCAAGTAGTACGAAAGATCGTCATTACTGCAATATCAGACATTCTATCTGCTTCTTCATAATATACAAGAGTGGCTGACACGCTTGTCCGACCATTTAGTTTCGATTGGTCTACTTCCTTCATATCCTTCGAAATAGAACCAATATCAAACAACTGTGTAAACGTCAATGGTCTAACCATGAAAGGAATCATACCAAACCAAAGAAAAATGGGGCGTTCTGCAATAGTGTCGGCCACCCGCTTTTGTACATTGTCTTTTTCCATCTTTACCTCAAATTAAAAAGTCCCGGCCCGTAATGACCGGGACATTTACAACAACCTTTTCGATGATGCACAATGCTTGTTATCCCTACTCACATCTCAACAATCATCTTTTCACCTAAAAACTATGCAGCGGAAGCCGGATTCGAACCAGCGACATTTAGGCAGTAATCCGCAACCTAACGTTCTACCAACTGAACTATTCCGCTCCCTTTTATCCTTCCGGAACGACTGGTGCCGTATAGATTTTATTTCTTGCACCGCTTACCTCCTTGCCATCCTTATTGAGATTAGCAAGTTTCTTGAATTCAAGATTGAAGTTCGGAAAACCAGACTTACCGATATTTCCGGTTTTGGTAACTTTCACTTTCATGCGTGCCCACTGGAAGATACGGGCAGGGAAATCTTGAAAAGCTTTCGTTTTCAACTCCACGCCTTGATTGGCGAGAGAGAATCCGGGAGTTTCCTCATTCCATTCTGCATTCTTTGTATATCCCAACAGATATTTATAGGCTTCCTCGCCCATATCATAGGTTTGGACCGTGAAGCCTTCGCTACCGGCATCCGAAGGAAGAGAAGCATAAAGAGTGTCCATATCCTCGACCTCGATATCCGTATCACCGGGAGCTTGGTCGCTGAAAGACATAGAATCTTTCACAATAGCCGTAACAAGAAACTTGGCAGCAACTTTATCAAAATCCGGATAAGTTCCGGCTGTTTCTCCGGATTCAATGGCCGGAGACAATTTGAGGTATTCAATACCATATACCGCAGTTTTTGACATAACTAACTGATTTAATTATAATACAATACTTTAATTTTAAAATTCTGATAACTCGTACCGTCCTCATCGGGAAAGAACGAATCATCATAAAGAGAGAATTCAGCACCTAAACGAACTGTGTAAACATTACCTTCGGCATCTTCCGTTTCTTTAAACAGAGTCAAGACAAGTGCTGCGATCTGATCGATACGTCCGCTATCCGGCTCGCCCGTATCTGCATCCTTCACATGAATGTTGATATTGGCATAGCCGTACTGCAGGCCGCTTTCTTGTGGAAATGAAAGATGATTGACAACGATGTATTCGGAACCGGAGAAGTTTCTCTCTCTCCTATTCTTGAATATCCGAACGCCAACATTTCCAGAGGCGAGCATCTTGCAAATTTCAGTTATAGCCTGTTGTCCTGTCATTGATTAAATCCTGCTTTAGAAAGAATCCTTTTAATCTTAGCCTGCACTTCTCGCTTTAGATACTTTTCTGTGGAAGAAAGAACATCGTACCCTTTGTTTTCCACATGTCTTGCATAATTCATACCTGCTACGATTATCAAATCAAAACCGGAATCTCCGATCATTTCTTGAATCTTGTAATCTGCAAGAAAAGCCTCCTTATCAGTTATCCCTGCGCTCCTTTTAAAGCCGTACTCTATGATTTCACCATTATAAGCAATCACATAACCTATTGAGTTGCGTAAATTGCTTGTACGGTCTTTATATGAGCCATTTTCACGTGCATGATTTACTGAACCTTCACCGATTACATAGAAATTGAAAAGCACCGCCCGCTCAACACGCTTAACCGCTTCCTCTAATATAGACGGAACCTTATCCCAATCTCCTGTTCGTTTCCAACTCATAAAAATATGCTCAACTTTCTTTTCGTAGTGCCACAACCGGCAACCGTCATTACCTTTTGGGAAATAGAACCGTCAGCTTTAGTTATGCGCACTTTGTCATTCAGCACCGGGATAATCGCAGGAACATACATTGTAATCTGATAGCTATAGACGAAGTCTTTTCCATCGGCAGCCGGAACAGTCTTTGCAGACGAATTCCCGTGAATCTTACAGTCTCCAAGGGGAAACCATGATTCCGGAATCCGCACCGGATTAAAGTTCTCATCATGGGAGCCTTCACCTGGAACATACAACTCTATTTTATCTTCATACCACATATCACTCACCACATACAAGAACCGTCCTCAATCTCTGTCACATCACCAGAAAGAAACTCGGAGGTATCGAAACTAAACTGTTTGCAAAGCATCGATATGTGCTTTGTCAAGCCGACAATATCATACGAGTTGGAACAATCAGCCTCACTTTCAGAAGACAAGGTACGCATTCCTGATAAGTAGGAAAGTACGGCAGACACAACTTTCCTCTTATCTGTACAGTCCTCCTCCGGTTTCAACCCCACATCATCCAACAAATCTTTCACCGTTAGCGGAGAAGGATTATAGTGCAAACACTTCGCTATGAATACCTCCGAATTTGTCATTTCTTCAACTCTTCCAATCTTGCCTGAATAGCATCAACGACAGTTGAGCGAGGTTTTTCAGCCGCATTCTCTGATGCAAGATATTCGTTCAGTTTCTCAACATCGGTGAATGAAACTACCAAAGAAACAACCTCTTTAGCTCCTTTAGATAGATCAATGTCAGTTACAACTTTAGAAGTCTTCACCTCTACCGCTAATTTACGCTTAATCACATCTTTTGCACGCTCTTCGTCGAAATGACTAATTACTGTGCCAGGTTGATAAAGTCCACCAGTTTCTTTATCACGAAATGTTTTAATTGCTATAAGTTTCATACAACACTTTTTTAGCCAACGGGAATTTCTTCTCCATCGGGATATGGAACATTCGTATTTCTAACTTTGAGATTTACGATACCGTTAATACATGAGATAATAGGAACTGCACGCCAAGAACCTTGTGTGTACTCTGCGGCTTGCTGTCCGGTTGACTCACCCGTAGTCCATTTTGCAATACGAATAGCGTCTCCGGCATCGGTATATTGAACTTGTGGATCCGGCATGATTGCATTGTCCTCAAATGCAGGCTGAACTTCGCCTAACTTGCCATCATCCGTTTTCGGGATGAATGCAATTACATCATCATTCCACGGATTGATGTTAGTAGGAATACCATCTTTCTGATAAGCTGTCCGCTTGTTGATTTCGATGATATTAGGAATCTTCATGGATTTCAGATAAGCCGAGAATTCATCTTCTGTCAGAGAACGGGTATTCTTGTCTTTACCCAAATATCCGGTACGTAAACCAATACTACGCATCATCCGATACTTGGTAACAGGAGCCATCAACAAAGCATCGAAAGTAACGCCTTTATTGGCATACTCATAAACAATCTTCTGCAGAATACGTACTGCATCAATAGCCGCATTATCAATGTTCTCCTCGGTCCATTCCTTATCAGAATCAACCATCTGTTTGTTTTCTTCTGGCATACCATAATCAACCAGATACTTACGTCCTTCCGGATTATCGATAGCTGGGTCGAAAATAGCCATACCACCACCAGAGAGTGCTTTCAGAATAATTTCATCCGCCACATCCTTGCAACCGAGATAAGCATCTTTGTAATCACCGAACAAACATTTCTGAATTTCCTTCAACTTCTGAACGGGATTAATACGATTATTTTCGTAAACCATCAGCATGGTACGCAATGTCTTCGCATCCGTTTTGAACTTGTGCCCTACACGGGGAATCTCACCGTTCCACAGTTCAAACCCTCTACCAGCGCGTAATGGAGTATCAGCATCGTTTCCGATGATAGAAGCACGGATACGAACACTATATTTCCCCATGATACCTTCGGCAGTCAAACCTAGTTGAGGAGGACGGAAATCGAACCAACGATCAACGTAGGTCTGTTCCCAAAGCGTTTTATTTTCCAGAGTTGCTTTATCAAACATGATCTGCATTGTGCCGATCAAGTCAATAGGCTTCCCTGTTTTTACGTCATTGATTTTAAAAGTCGAAAAAATAGATTTCATTTATAGCCTCCTTTCTTAGTAAGAATCAGTGAATTGAATGTTTGGGTTGTCTTTCAAGCACATTCCTTGAATGAACTTCTCCGGAATAGGAGGAATACGTCTTTTGTAGTACATTTCTCCCTTAGAATTGATAGCAACGTCCACAGATACCTCATCAAGACCTATATAAGTCCCCATCGGTTCAGCTCCCACAGTAATTCCTTGCGGATGCTCGATAGGGAAAACAGCCGGAGCTTTACTTTCACCCTCTGCAGTTCCTTCAATCACTTCAAACAAAGCATCACCAACCTTCAAGCCAGCAATAGCCTTATCAAGTACGATAACAAAGCCGTTACGATCATTAATAATTTTCGTGATACTTGCAGTATCTTCGAAATTGCCGGAATCGTTCATTGCAACATGATCCCCGACCATGAAAATGGGAGAAAGGAATTCATCATTTTGCAAAGAGACTTTCTTCGCATCGGTTACATCAATTGCTACAACACGGGATGCTTTCAACACGACAACTTGCCGGGACGATGTTTCATCATACTCGGCAAGAGAAGCAGAAGGAATAATAACGCCAACCGGATAGTTGACCTTCTCCTTGTTCAGATTAAATCCACCTACTACTCCGATAGCCGGAGAACCAGTGCAGATAGAACGAAATCCACCAACTTGCTTTTTTCTAAATTTCATGTCATTTGTAAATTAAACATTAAACGTTCTGTTCTGGAACACCTAAAGATTTCAACCAGTCAGCAGCTACAGCATCCTGCACCTGTGAATCAGACGCTTGCGACCCATTGTCTTCTGCAGGTTTCAGGCCTTTTGTAATGAGGTGCTGTTTGTACCCCGTTAAATACTCTTCCGGATCTTTATCTTCCGGAACCGTAACGAACTGCATTTCATCCTCTGTTAATCCCAGTTTCTTCATCGCATTAGATATGGCAGCTTGTCGATCAGTCTGGCTCTTATCTTTTTTAAGAGTTTCAATCTCATCCTTATAAGGCTTAATTGCAGCTTCCAACTTTGAAGTAAAATAGCTATCCAACTCTTCCGTTGTATAACTCGTCTTAACTCCCTTGTTACCATCTACGCCTTCACCACCTGCTGTTATAGGTTTCCCGTCCTTTAAACCGTGTTTTTCCTCATAGTTTTTAATAGAGGAAACATTTGCTTCATTAGCCCGGTAGTCCCCGTAGGATTTAACTACGTCTTGAAAGTTGATGCCGTCTACAATTCCCGTAATCTGACTTTCATCCGTCACACCTTCCGTCTTTTTAGTTGCAATTCTTTCCAGAATGGCCTCGTCAACACCCACAAATTTGGTTTTTAACGCTTCTAAAAGTTTCTTTTTCATATCCAAATTGATTAATTTGCGGTAAAGATATAAATTATTCCAAAGATGCGTTTATTAAACTCATTTATTTTTTATAGTCACAACTCACGATATTTTAGATAATTACATATCAAACAATGGAATAATTCAAAAAAACAAATGTAACTATTTCATATATTAAATATATGATACATATTTGCGATCTATAAAAGAGTTTATTAAACACATATATTTATTATTTATACAGAAAAGTATTATTAACCATTTAACGCAACGATTATGACAGTAAAAGAATTATCTAAATTGAAGAAAGGTGAGTTTTTCCGTTTAAAAAACAGCGAGAAGGCTCCGGTTTGGGTCAGGGGTGAATATATTTCATCAGCAAGAAAATACAGTACATACAAATATGAAGATTCTAATCATGAAAAACTGATTAGAGGAACTACAAAGGTATTCGTAGACTTTATATATTAACAAAATGGCAAATAGTTACGAAGCCCCTATAGAGGTAAGGGAACTTGAAAAACTGATAAATAACTTCACATATCAAAATGGTTTTGATGTTAGCCAAGTTTTCAATGATTTCCTCACCTATATAATCCACTATTTTACACCGGATGCAAAACCGCTAGAAAGTTGGAAATATAAACCGGAACAAACATCTGTTTTCTGGGACATGTTTCGAGAGTGGATTAAAATTATGGAAAAGCAATTAGTCTGCAATGAATGGTATGATCCTTTCGGTGATTTATATATGTCTTGCGTGGCAAGTAAAATGAAACAGCAAGGAACCGGACAGTTCTTTACTCCGACCGGTATCTGTGATATGATGAAAGAAATAAATGATAATAATGAAAAGGCTACAGGAAAATATATCAATGACCCGGCATGTGGTAGCGGACGAACATTACTTGCCTGGCATGTCCGGAATATTGGGAACTACCTTTGTGCCGAAGATATAGACCGAACCTGCTGCCTTATGACTGTGTGTAACTTTATCATTCATGGGTGTGTAGGAGAAGTTATATGTCACGATAGTTTAGACCCTAACTCTTTTTATGCTGGTTGGAAGATTAATGAACGATTGAACACTACCCGCTTCTCTCCAATACCACTAATAACCGTTCGGGAAATTACCAAAGAGGAATCTATTACTATCAAAATCTGGGAAAACATCAGGTTAGAACATGAAGCCTCAAAGGAAGTTCCTAAACCAACAATAGAGGAAAATCTACCGAAAAAGGTTAAAACAATCACACTTAATCCAGAAAGTGTCACGAAGAGCAGAAATAATATACCGAAGAAACCTATTCAGCTAAGCCTTTTTGACTAACTAAAATGATTGAAATATATCATATATCGAATATTTGAACTAAATTTGCAAAAAATGGAATATGATACATATAGAAGAATTAGGCATTGGAAACAGCGTTTATTTAAAAGACAAAGTGATAACAATTATAGATATAATTTCAAGTGAAAGCAACCCATGTATATATTATGAAGATAGTAATAAATTGCCGACAGGTATTGCAATTGATGAAATAGCAGGAATACCATTACCAAATCAGAATATAAACGATATGCTGAACGACGACTTTAGTATATATGGCTTAAAAGCTCAAATAGAAGATAACTCTGTAGACTTTTTTAATGATAAGAACGAACGCGTAGGTTTCACTCAAATAAAGTATGTACATCAGCTTCAAAATATGTACAGGGCATTAACTGGTTTCACTAAAACTTTAGATTATGACGCAAATACACAAAGTTTATCATGTAGAACTCTCTAAACCGATAGAAGTAGATAGCAAATTAGAGAAGCATTTCTACTTTGGCTCACAAGCTGCCATTTACGAGACTTTCTCTGCGGAACAGATAGGAATAAGCTACGGCTATCTAAAGTCAAAATTTCACCTAGAGGAAAAGCCGTACAGCAACGATAAGTGCACTATCCGGCTAGGATTATTAAGAAGAAAGGAAAAGTCTGAATAACCTTTTGTTTTTCAGAGATATTTCATACATTTGCATTGTGGAAAGAGTGAGGGAAGTAATGTTCCCGCTTTCTGCACCAGCCCGGGCGGAGCAATAATCCGCCCTTTTTTAATTAAAATCTAAACATGAAGAAACTACATATTATCTTAACTGCATTAAATATCGTCTCGATAATTCTATTGTTCCAAATCATTTTTGGTTTGATTCCATCTTTTGAATGCGACTACCCTGTAGACAAGATAGATAAAATAAACAGTTTAATTGTAGACCTTAGTATTGGGGTAATTACAAGTACTTTCTTCTATTATATCTTAGTATATATACCGGAGAAAAGAAAGGAAAAAGTCATAAGAAGTATTATATCGAATGATTTGCTTTATATAGCTAATAATATGCAAATGGTACTAGCATATGTCGCTAAAACATACTCACTAGAAGTCAAGGACAAATATTACCAAAAAATACCACTAACAGAATTCTCAAAAATAAAAAAAGGAGTTCACATTAAATTCGAAACAACCTGCTCCTTTAACGTTGAAATAACTCCAAGTATATTGGCTGAAAATTCACATTACATAAGTACCGACGTTAAAAGTTTGAATTATACAGCAAAAAACATATTGGAAAGAATCAAAAACATAAATGACATCCCCAATATTATATTCGAAGATGAGGTTTTAATTTCAGCCTTAGACAAAATATCAAGATGTTCATTTTATACTAATACTTATTTTATGGATAAAGAATCAAAAGACTTATTCGGCAACGACTATGAACGTCTATCTTTAATATTCAATTTTCATTCAATCAGAGAATTACATAGCCTTTATGTTACTCTTACTAAATATATCACTCCGTACGTCTTTAGTATAAGCAAGAACTAATGTTGATTACATTAGTTCTTAAAAAAATAAGATAATACAATTTAATACCTGTTTTTTATTTAGCTTCAAGTGCCTTTCTAAATTCAGATTCTAATTCATTTAAGAGTCCCGATATTTCACCTTCCACTTTATCTCTTATTACTCTGCATCGGTCTCTTTTTTCTTTAATATATAACATATCCCTTTCTTTTACAGACTCTCTGATGTCCTTATCTAAAAAACTATAGTCCAATGCAGAATCATGAATTTCAGATATTATTTTTTCAACTTTATCACACAACTCATACGATAAATAAATCCTATTTAAAGAAAAGTAGTTCCTTGTATCAATATATGAATTATCAAATGAAACAGCCAATTTATATAGATGTTGTTCAACAGTATCACCATTGTATATAACTTGCGCTGCTCGTGTAAAATCAGCCAACGTTTGGTGCAATATTGTCAGTTTCTGAAATGTCTGTTTGACAACTTCTGCACGCTCTTGATAGAGTTTACTAAAAACAACCTCGGAACGATATTTTCTATAATCTAACCAAGTTTTAAAAATCTGCTGGGCTATGAAAATGAAGAATGCAATGATAGCACTCCATGACAAATACTCATTCATACTCTACTTTTTTACAAAGGTAAAAATAAAACTAATCAATTTCAAAAATAATAATTACTTCTTCCACAACAGTTTTAGCAGTCCCTCATTATCCATGTAGTAAATATCTGGAAGTTCGCCTAACCTATTCATCCCCTTAAAGCGTCCGACTTCCCTGTTGATAGCCGAACGTAGTTCCTGGTACTTCTCATTCGTGAAATAGAATATTGCCCGATCAGCTTTCCGAGCATCTTTGATATATGCGCGAATAGTATTCTCATTGGCGTTATCAATGTATTTCACATCCCACGTATGATCGTCGAACATTAAATCTGGTACACCTTTGCCCTTACCATTCTCCGGCAGGAACTCCACCTGTTTCCCGTTATTCTTTGCTAATAACTTACCAACCATCTTTTCAGCATCACCACCGCCCTGTGTGTTGGTGAACTGATGTTCCTGATGATAGACATTAAAGCCACCACTGAACTCATCGAAATACGTCCTATCCCACTTCTCATCATACGATTGATATTTCTCCTTTGACTTCTTTCGAATATCATTCCGCTCACCAGTATTCATTGCTTTTACCTTAACACCTGTGTATTGCGGATTATCCTTTATCCAATATGGAAGAGTGCCACGGTTATTTGCCTTTTCGATTCGCTCCTCATTTTCCTGCATCCATGAATAAAACTCACTTGGCAGTTCAGTAACTTCGTTTTTCGATTTGAATCCTGCCGTTTCCTCTCCGGCAAGAATCTTATCAGTGAGCATATCTACTTCATCATCCGAAGCAAGCACACTAATCGCATGGCACATACAGTTAGAATGCCATCCCGTAAACTTGAAGCCTTTAGGATATACTCCGGCTAGTTTATCACAAATATCCTTTTCCGGATGATTCTTTGAGAGCTTTATTTCAATCCCTACAACAAAATCAAGTTGGGCCCATCTTTCATGATCGGCTGTCCGATATGCAATATTAGGCTCCGTCCGTGCCAAACGTTGAGCATTGCGGCTACTACTACGATATTGACCTGGCCCCGGATGATAAGCTTTCGCGTTCTTTGATAAAACAAGCTCTCCCCGTTCATCACGAACCCGTCTAAACAATTTATCCGGTTGATTGAGAAACTGCTTCACCTTTGCCGCCATCGAATTTGCAGACATTCCTTGCCCGATACAACAATCAATAGACATTTCCATTTCTTGCCGAAACTGCCCTTCATATTTCCAAATACGTTGAGACAGGTTCAATCCATCATCTCCGGACCTTCGTGCAAAGAAAGAATCCATAGCTTTCTTGTTACGCCCAAAGTAGCGCGCAAAATGCTCATTATCCACAGCCTTCTTACCGAACACGGATCGGACGAGTTCGTCTGATTTTAAGTTAGCTTGCTCCCACTCGTTTATGATACCAGACTGTATTTGTTGATACACACGGGTGTACAGTTCCCGTAACAGAACGTTTGCTTTGTCAGATATAGTAGGATAGTCAGCAAAGACAAACGGCTTCTTAGCGTCATGGATAGGCTCAATCTCCAATGCTAAAGAGATAAGCTGTCCCATCACATCCAGGTAGATTGTCCGGACGTTTGCAGCATATCCTTCGGTACGTTGAAGTAATGCCCGTTTATACTTGTTCTCATCAATCTTTGCCATGCCCTTTATTCTGCACTACCGAAAACATCCTGTTTATACCGGTCTTTCTCTTCTTTTAACTCTTGCTCATGTTGCGCTTTCAAACGTTCTTTTTCCAGAGTAGAATCCTTGATGATCGGATTCATTTCAATAAATGTTTCGTCGGACATACCACCAGCATTTTTAGTGGAGATCAGATTTTTTAATACGGCTTCAATATCTTCTCCGAACGGTTCTTGAAATTCATGTTCCACGACCAGGTTGTCACACTCACCTCGAAGAGATATATCCAGAACGTTACCAATTATAGCAATAAGTACACTGGCTATACGATCTGCATACTCATCGTGTCTTTCTTTATGTCGGTCTGCCTTGATTACAGCCAAAAGCATTAGCTGTTTCAAAGCTTTAGCCGAAATCTGGGAAAGGCTCTTCATCGTATCAAAGTCTATTTTAGGGGTGAAAGTGAAACGATGAATCTTATCGTCCAACTCCTCCGCTTCCTGCTTCTGATTTTCCGGTGCATTATCCCATGTCAGATATTTCATGTCCGGTTTTTTGGAACCGTCTAACGAAGGTTTCAAAGCAAAAAATTTGCTATCCTCACCTTTTTCTGGAAGAGAATTAACAATATCCGCATCAGCAACTAAAGCAGGATCAGAAAAACGATCATTGACATCGGCTCTACGGCTTACCATCATTTCTTTACGGTGCATCATAGGTTCAACACCAGCACACTCCGGTTCCTGCTCAAAAAGAACCACACATATCTTCTTTGCAAGATTCACCTCTTCCTCAATGTCCCAACCCATAGGAGCACGTTTGCAGTGATATATCATATTCTTTGTATGTATATCAACATGATATTTGATTTCACCGCCTACTTCCTGTAAGTTATACCCACGTGCAAAGCACATCATCCGTCCGAATTGGTCTTTACGGAAATATATATCATCCCCCAGACTTCTGGCTACGACTTTGATAAGGCAATCCGGTTTACCTTCGTCATTCCGATAAGCATGAAAGAGCAATGCACTTTGCCCTTCCGCGCCTGCCAGACGTTTTGCTTCGCGAACCTTCGCATTAAATCGGGTACTTTTAATCAAATCGATGTATCTGGAAAAAGCCCGGTCTGTCCCCTTAGATGATTGCGTCCATTTCAGAGGACGACCATACAAGAATACAAGAGCTATCTCATTGATAAAAACGGGATAAGGAATAGGAATTTTCCATTTTTCTTCCCACCGTAGAAACTTACGTTTTCCCGTTGCAGGGTCCTTTTTACCAAACACCGCTTTATTCGGCCTATTCATCACCTCATGCTGCTGGATATCATATACCTTCAAAGCAGCTTCAACCTTTGCAGAGTTATCCGTCATTTGTGAAAGCGCGCGGTTCACATCCTTAGCTTTCAACAACTGTTCAAACTCCTGATTGCGACCAACAGCCGCATTCACACCATTAACAATCCAATTAAACAATCCCATAATTACAACATTAAAAATTAACCACCTAAAGCACTTAAAATATATTCTTCATCTTCATCTGATAATTCCGCATAATCATCATCCAGAAGATAATTGATTGCATAAACCAGAATATCTACATACTCATCATGTGTCTTTGCCGGAAACTGGCTCACCTCATCTATAAACTCTTCGTTCCAATCACCTTCCACCAATATCACCCGGCCGCACTCTATTTTAGGCGAGACACCGTGTAGTCGCACTTCCTTGCTGTCCGTTGGTGCTGGTGTTCTGGTTACATTCAGTTTAGTGTACTTCTTTACTGCCTGAATGACAGTTATACCATTTGCCTTCGGTTCTATTCTGATCGTGCTCCGGCTATCATATCCATGTGCCCGCACATAATCTGGAATGAACCTCATTAATTCAGGAAACTCCTTCCAGACCTTTTGCGCATGGAACAAGTACAAACAGTTCTGTATCCGACATGCAGCAAGTATTCCGGACGGGTCATTGTCCGTTTTCTGTTTTTTCTCATCATAGGCAGTATCGAGAAAGAAGTGAATCGGAGCGCCGCCACGAACAGCAAGGAACTGCGATAATGGAATATGCCCGAACCAACTTGCTTTGACGATATTACCACCTTCAACCGAAGGAGCCTGTTCATACTGTCCGGCATACCCACGGCTACCGAGGTCAATCTTTGCTTCATCTATCACCTCCCTGTCAATACGTACAGGGTCCAGAAGGCCGTCAATGTAACGTTCTTTCAGCTCCGGAGGATTCACCCTCTCCGACACTTCTGCTGGTAGGCATATATGCCTAATCTTATCCTTTTTCTTTTTCAGCAGATACCCCGTCACATCATCATCATGCAATCTTTGCATAATAGTTACCATCGGAGTATTCTTTTTGTCAACCTTACGGGACGAAAGCGTTTTAGTATGGTCATTCGCTTGTAATCTCATTGCAGGAGACTCCGCCTGTTTGGGATTTACAGGGTCGTCGTTGATAATCACATGCGCGTGCTTTCCGGTAATTGTACCACCTGTCGAAGTAGAATATCTGGCGCCCCCCTTTATGTTCTCATAACTACCTTTACCGGACTTATCGTGTCTTATCACCACTTCCGGAAACAAAGTACGATACAAGTCAGAAGTGATGATGTCCTTCGACTTCGAAGCGTGTTCTAACGACAAGTCGCCCGAATAGGAGTTTGAAATAATCCTCAACCGTGCATCCTGCGTCCAAAGCCATGCATGCCACATAATTGTGACAATAGTTGATTTGGTAGAACCAGGAGGAATATTGATAATTATGTCATAGGGCTTCTTCTCTCTGCGTACGATATAGCCAGATAGCTCTTGAAGTTCTTCACACAGATACGGAATATGCCAATTAAAAACCGGAGTTTCCGGTATAATAACCGCCCAAAACGTTTTCACGAAGTAGAAAAATGATTTCCTACATTCATCCGCCTGGACGGCTCTTGCCATGCTCAATATATCTACCTGTCCTAAACTCACTCTTTTGCTGCTTTATCCTGCTTTTCCGCAATACCCAACAATACTTTTCTTTCTTCCTCCGATAACTTCGACACATCAAAGTCTTTGCCTGTTACCTGTACCCCCACTCCATCAGGGGCGACAATCTCTTTACGTTCTGTATATCCTCTACTTTTGCCTTTGGTTTTCAGATAGAATATGATAGCCGTAATATCTCCCTTCTGTATTTTTTTCAGAAGGGAGGCCTCGGCAATATCGATCTGCAATTCATTGATAGCATCGGCACGTTCTTTAAATTCCGCATCCTCACGATACCAACGATAGAACGTCTGCCGTGAGAGTCCAACCTTCTCACAGGCAAACGTAACAATACCGCTACATTCCTTCAATGAATCGAGCAACTTTTCTTTATCTTTCTGAATGTCCTCTTCGGCCTTAGGCATTTTATATTCCTCCTCCCCTCTCTCTATAGATAGCCCCTAAAATAGCACGATAGGAACGTTTCTTCGGATCCCCCGCTATCAATAACTGATAAGACAACTGACACGTTTTTGAAGATTCCCTACCGGACATTTTAACATAAAGATGTTTAGCCAATTTATAACCAGGATATAAGTCTGGATGTAAAGCGGCCTTTTTCATTGTATCTCGGAATATGACCCGATAATCCTTTTCCTTATCTTGCTCAAACTTCCGGTCTTGCTTAGAACTCCGGAACATATCAGTATCCCAATAAAGCATAACAAGGTCTGCATTTGGTTCTCTACGAATCACCCGCTCATACAAATCCGGGTAGAACTCCATAACCTTGGGTAATGACTTGATTGTATCAATGCTAAAAAACTGACTAATACGAAGTTTATTCAACGGTACACCTGTCTTATACAGGTAGATATAGGTCATAGGAATAGTAAGGTTATTCAATTTGATATACAGCCAAACATCATTATCACGCCAATCGTATATGGGATAAAGAAATGTAGAAATCCTGATTGATGCTATGGACTGTCGGCGTTGAATAGATTCTGCCATTCTTAGACCTATCATTTGAGGAACACTTTTAAAAATCTTCGCCCCAAATTCCTGATATGACATCCCCATACGAAACATCGAGTGATTGCGAATAGCAAACTTAGGCATAGGTCTCACCCACACGCTTTCTTTGCCAGGCTCCCAACAGATAAAGCTTTCATCATTCGCTAATCTATTGCAACAATTATAATGCCGTATAGGCAAACAGAACCAATAAAACTTTGCCCCCAAGGACATGAAACGTGAGCGCCATTCAAGTGCAATCTGCTCAACATCTGGATAAATGGCTTCCTCGTCAAAGAACACAACGATAATGCGACTAAACGGAATTGTATATTTCTGCATTGTCTTTATCAGCATATCGCACATACATATAGAATCTTTGCCGCCAGAGAAACTGACGGCAACTTTTTGATTCTTATTGAATGCTTCGAGAATCCTACGCTCGGTAGCATCAACAACGTTAATATCTAAATCCTTTACGTACATCTGCGAATGATTTGGGCTTTACTAAATCTTTGCGTACCACGTTGGGTAATGAGCTTTAGAAACTCTTCCCTGTCAATCTTTGATAACCGGAAAATTTCTTCTTTACTCATTCCTATTTCCTTTGAGATTTCATCTACACTTTTGCCTTTTTCCAACAGAGCTTTCACAATGTTCTCCATCGGCTCAAGTAGATGTGTGCCACGGGCACGGTTAAAAGTAACCGTACCGTACATATCTTGACTCTCGTCTTTATGTGCCACTACCACAATAGGAATCTTATTGCCGAGCATTGTCTTTAACGGTTCCCTGCCGGACACAAGCCAACGGTGAAACCCGTCAATGATCGTAAAGTCCGGACGCACTACGATGGGAAAACAGAAACCATTAGTCAGGATACTTTGCATAAGGAGATTAAGATTCTTTTCCAGAACCTTGTTGGGGTTATAGTCATTCGGCTTCACCTTATCTCGGTCTACAAACTGAATTTCCCGAAGAGGTTTGAATAAATCTACATTCTTATCCATAGCTCTATGATTAAATTGTTATTTCCTTGCCACAATGCGGACACACCATTGTACGGGCTGTCTGCATACCGGCTTCAATTTCATCAACTTCCTGAATGTCGGCAACCTTCTTCTCTGGTGTAAACTGCTCCTCCTTCTTTACAGGTTCTGCAAAATTCACTCCCATATTGTCAGTGCTAACTTCGTTGATGATCGCATCCAGATATTCCGGAGTAAAGCCAATAATATCAACATCTCCGATTTCTTTAATAATCTTCTCCACATCCCCAAAATTCACATGAGACATTGTCTGAATCTTATTGTCTTCCAGAACGAGTTTCTTCTTTTCTTTGTCAGTCAAACCATACATGACCGTAATAGAAGCCTCTTTCTCTCCACGATATTCCAAAGCCTTTTTCTTGCCATGTCCGCAAAGAACCATCATGTTTTCATCAACGATAATCGGATAATACTGTCCGTATCGTTCCATACTTTCGGCAATAGCCTTCACTTGTTCCTCCGGATGCACATTTGGATTACCCGGAAATTCCTTTAACTCTGACAGGAGTACTTTCTTTGTTTCTAACTTCCTTTTCATTCCTACACAAAATTTATTGATTAAACTTTCCCCTGCAAGAACTGTCTCGCAGAAGGTATATAGTTAGCAGCTTCCTCTACCAAGCTACTATCTATTTCGTAAACTTCCCTAAAGCCATTTTCCACGCTTCCGCACCACTGGCGAGAAGCCCAACAATGTGTACCAACACGAAAGCCGCGGGGCCATGTGTAAATTGGTGGTAATGGAAGATGGTAATAGTGGATGATTGCAAGAATTTCCTCATGCTTAGTATCAGCAATAGGAGAAAAACGGGTGACACCCTTTGCATTGGTGTATATTCCGCCTGGTCCTACATAGTTCCCGTCTTGTATTCTTCGACCAAGGCAAAGAACATCTACCTTGTGTTTCTTCACATAGATATCCTGCGCTCGATGTTGAACTATGCTAAACCACTTTGCAGCCAAAGAAGAATCATTCGGGAAAAGCATTTCGGGATGTGCCGCCAACCATTTAAGGTCCTGCCCCGTATTGATTACTTCTAATCCTGCCGGATGGTTGTTTTCTATCCATTGCAGGAAAGCCGGATATTCCAGATTGCAGCGTCCGAGTAAACAGTCATGTACTCCGGCCTGCTCCATAATGAAACCAAGAGCAATGCTATCTTTTCCACCACTCCAAGCATAAGCAACTTGTTTGCCGTAGATGTGTGGCTTCACCTGCTCAACCAGACGGTCAATCAGATTGTCAGTTTCCTGCTTCAACACATATTGCTCGATGTTGGAGAATACACGAAGCCAGTCTGTGTGTGATGATGTTTGCTTTTTGCCTAGAACTGTTTTCATAGTTCATTGAATTGTAGTGCTACACTCGTAATGAAAGCTTTTGCACCTTCATCGTATTTCAGTTGCAGCCAATTATACTTTGTTACCTTAAACCGGATGTTTGCCACGAATCCCGGCAGCGCACGCATGGAATATCCGGCATTGAAAACGAATCGTCCATAATCCAGACCTCCAAGCACCTGCAGACGGTCACCGTCCATGAACTTCCGGCCATTATACAGATTATCCCAGGTCGCATCAATCATGAATCCAGCAGGGAGTTTTATAGTACCGGACAATGTTTCAGTGAACATCTTTGCTTTCATATTGTACGTCGAACGTGCAAGCAAAAAGAATCGTTGCTGATAGTTCACATTCAGCCATGTAGCCAAAGTAACTGCTTCGGTATTCATGTTGTATTGAAGGACCGGAGTAACAGAAAGCCACTTGGCAACGTCTGTCCGATAGCCGACAAAAGGAGCGACGGTAGAACCGTTACCCTCCAAAGATGTAGTTACCGGCATAAATACTCGAAACTTAGTCGGTTGAGTAATACCGTCGTAAACTTGTGCTTTAGCAGCCAATGATACTGCAACCAATACGAGCATGATAAACAGCTTTCTCATTTTCTATGTGATTTTTTTCTATTCAATGACTTCTTCCCCTGTAACTGTTTGTATTGAGAAACTGATTTTCTTATATCCCTTGCTGTTCCCCTTGCAGATTCGGTCAATGCTCTAAATGTACGAATGTGAGCTTCCATCTTTTCTGCACAAGCTAAGTATTCACCATGTACCGCTTTTATCTCTGCAATACGTTTATCCATATCGGTTCGGTCTATCTTTATAGCCACTTCCATTGAACCACGCTGCAAAGGTTTACGACGAACTGCCATAATCCCTGATGCCAGGATGGTGAAAAGAGAACCGAATACGATCATCAGAATGTTACCAGTGAAGTTCCCATAAGCGAATATTGGTAAACCTACAATCATGCTCGTTAGGATGCCGTAAAACAGCCCTCTTTCGCTCATTCTTATGCCGAGAATAGCAAACACAGTCGGAAGCATTACAGACGAACGTAGCGTCCCGTACAATAAAAAGAGATATAGAATAGTTAGACCTGGAATATTTGCTATCAGAATAGCGGAGACGGTGACAACGATCATAGCAAACCGAGCTGCCCGCACTTCATTCGCGAAAAGAATAAAGAGAAAAATATTCTTCTGAATCCGTTCATGCCATTTCTCGTTCATAGCTAACCGCTTCACTACATCATGCCCGGCAACTGAACTCACTGCACAAATAATGCTATCAACCGTTGATATCAGTCCGGAAAGTATAAGCACAAAGAACAGGTATAAAAACCATTTAGGGCAGAAGGCCATTACAGCCCCTACATTTGTCAGCTGTGTGTCGGATATAGCCAAACCTGTTCCGGCTGCAAAAAAGCCAAATACCGCCAAGGAAATAGGTACAACGGCAAAAATAAAGGCAGCGGTTATCATTGTGCGCTTCACTTTGTCAGCTTTCACACAAAACACCCGCTGCCAGAACATCTGGTCGCCAAACGTCCCAGATAGTAAACCAATCGTTGTAGGAATACCGAAGGACAAAGTAACCATGAGTCCGTTACCCGAAAACAAATCAGAGAAACCACCACTAACACCTCCCAGACCATTAAACAACGCTTCCGGTCCGGCATTTGAAAACATAATTGGCAGTCCTAACAATAAAACAATCACAATCCAAAGCATCTTCCAGAAGTCGGTAATGATACTGCACCGAATCCCACTTGCGAATGTGTACACCAAAGGACAAAGTGCCATCACCACCGTAGTAGCAGTGAACGATATTCCGGTAATCTTTGAAAAGATGGTAGCCCCGGCAAGAAGCTGAACGGCAAAACTCATTGTCTGCAACCCGAATGATTCGACAAGAAACAGATTATGGCAACGTTTGGAATACTTCTCACGAATATAGTCCGAGAACGTCCATCCCTCTGGCCGGAGCTTACGCATCTTATTAGCAAAGAAAGCAAATAGCATCAACGTTAATACATTCGGTACAACAAACCAGAACACGCCAACAAGTCCCTGCGTATATGCTTTCTCCGATGCAACGAACATTGACGGAGCCCACACCCATGTAGCAGCCATTGAGAAAGCTGTGAGTAGCCACGGCATAGATCGGTTAGCAACCAAAAATTCTTCTTTCGTCTTTTTGTGTTTTCGTAGGAACACAACGAGCATCATCATAGCAACAAAGTATGTCGCAATCAGAGCCCAACCCTCTAAACTTGATAATCCTTCCATTTTCACACTAATTTTTAAGATGTAACATCTGTCATTTCCACGCAAATATAAAGAAAATGCGTTTATTAAACGTCTTTTTAGGCAAAAGTTCGTCTAACAAACGCACGATATTCAATATTAACCTAATGTCTAATAACCAAATACAAGCATTGCGGCATCACGAGAATGTTCATTCGTCGGTTTATTGTATTTAGTTATATTCCTGAATGTCAAAGCATTGACTTTAGTTATAGAATTCTTAGGATGAACCATTTCAAAGGGTATACCAATATCAGTAAGAAAGTCCTCCCATATCTTTGCATCACGTTTAACTGATCCACCCCCCTGCAACATTTCCCTTTCTTCTTCTCTTGTCTTATAACTAGATTGATACCACGTTCTTAATCGCGCATCTTCAACACGAACTAACATACTTCCTCCGTACGTTTTATACATTTCTATCACATACATCATTGCTTTATGAATTGAAGTAGTCTTTATCAACTCAAACTTTCTTGCAGTAACATTCCATGTGGCAACTCCGGTATTTACTCCGGTATCTATGCCGATAACAAAAGCGTATTTTTTAATCATCTTCAAACTATCTTTTTAAACTATACAAAATACCACCTCCCCCCCCTATAGTCCCCCCCTCTCAAAAAATTATTCTTTTTGGGTGACTTGAATCTCTATCATTTGCATACTGTGTGGAGAAGTAAACTTTTCCAGTTCCGACCTTTTCGGGAAAACAAGTGTCATGTAAGCATCGTCCGGAATAAACTTGTACCTGGCAGCTTTTATCTCATAGATAGAAAGTGGTTTGTCGGACTTTACAGTCAGATGCCAACGTCCTTCCAATATGCTTGTTATTACCAGATTTGAACCGTGCAGGAAAGCACCTTCTTTGTACTCTCCGTGTTCATCCCGGCAAATAGCTGGACGTTCATAGGTAGCATTTAGCTCTGCAATCAATTCATCGTTTAATCGCTTTCGTTTCAATGGGGCCGGGACTATGATTGCAGGATTCAGCTTTGCAACTGTCGGTTTCTTTTCCGTTTCCGAGTTATTGAGAAGTTCTGATAACTTGGTTTCTTTTACTTGTCCTTCTTTAAGGAGCATTGAATTTTTCTCAATGTCTTGCATAATTGTAACTCTTTAAATGGTTTATAATCAATATCTAAATTTGGTAAAGTGGATGATCGGCAGTGGTTCAGCAAACGACATACCAGTAAACCACGCTTTCCAATCTTCAACAGTCAGCCCGTCGTTCTCCGCTATTTGTTTCAGAGTAAGCATTGGTATTGGCTTCCCGTCGATACAATAAACGGCACGTTCTATCCCGTCGTCAGCATCGGTGTACTCCATGACGCTCAATGTCTGTAATCCTACGCCATCATCTTTGCCGAGACAGAATAGTTCTACCTGAACATTCCCTTTTTCATAGGGCCTACCTTTCCATTGCCGGACAGAGATAACAGCTTTCCCTTCCTGCACTTTCTGCATTATTCCCGACCAACGTTCCATATTGGTACGAATAGTATGTACCTTCATTATTCCGGAAGCAGAAGGACAATAGCAAGTTTTGCAGTCACCACCGCAGGTAGTACATTCTTCTGCTTGTTCTTGCGCTTTCAACGCCAGCTCTAACTTTTCTTTGAATCCAGTTTGTTCTCCGGCTTTCGGATGCTCTTTAGGAAACTCCTTAGAAAGCATCAATACATAAACTTTGGTTTGTTCTTTTTTCATAATTACTATTTGTTATTGGTTTCTACTATGTAGTTCTGAATATGATTTCCACCCCAGTTCGGTAAACTGTTTAGAATAGACTTCTCCGCGCGGCATTATTGGTTGCCAATTCTCATCACAAAACAAACGATAATGATACACTTCCACCTGTTTACCCTGCTTACTATATGGAGGTTCACACCACAATAAACGACGATTATTCCCGAAGAACTTTTCCAGCATGTGTCCTAACTTCCTAAGATCCCGTCCACCGGGAAAGGAGATAGACAAATGATAACAACGTTCGTAGTCTGGGTTCTTCCACCAACCAGATGTATGATATCCAACATCACGAGTGAGAATGATAATACAATCATATCGCTCTACGAACCACCGGCAGCTTTCAAGGTAATCAGTCTGCGCAGAGCCGTCAAACGTCCCCCCTTTTGCAACTTTAGCTATACGAGGAAAGATGTCGGCATCAGTAGTATTAAACGGAATTCGCTTCATAATCAAAAAAGTTTTGGCTGTTGCTGTTCTGTAACTATCTTATTCGCTCTCTCGATCTCATCGTCTATCTCTTTCTCCACCTGTTTACATTGTCTCAAAATGGCAGACGAACGAGTTTTAAAATATTCTTTTTGAAGTTTCCGCATGTAAGAAACTCTCTTGAAAAATTGTTTTGCATCCATAATGATAAGTTTTTGTAATCTTTTTATTAAATTTGCACCGATACTCAAATAGAGTATCGATTGACGTTCAGTCTCTCCTTCATAGAAAGCGGCAATTTTCAAAACAAGGAAATAGAATGGACGGTGTTCGTGTATTGCGTTATCACAATATACGTGCCCGTTGTATCTATGCTTCCTTGTTGGGTTGTTTGCCGCACCTCTATGAAGGGCGTAGTTATTTTCGGGCACGTTCTTTAAAAAACATAGCAAGCATGAGCAACTTTAGAACTTTCAGAGATTTCTTCCATTTCAATAAAGAAGTAGTGTGTTTAATCGTTTTGGGTTATATAGCACTTATCTTTATAATCATTGTATTAAGTATGACTATCAGTGAGCAAAATCGGACGATCAATCTTTTACAGAACGGAATAATCAGAAAGCAAACAACACAATACATCAATAAGCCACGTGTAAAAAAGTTGCTAGAAAACGAATATAGAATGTTTACAAATATTAACCACAGATAGCTAATTATTTTTTTTCAGCCGGGACTTTAATACATTGTTATAGTATTCATCATCCACATAAGACCACAACTCTTCAATCTGGGATTCACTTAAAAGAACTCCGATAAAAGATGGTCTATTACCAGACTTCACCGATTCAATCAATTGGCTTACTGATCCATAATCCCCCTTCAACCTTTCGATCATGGTATTTGCAAACCCAACGGACCATTCAGACACGGTCTTAGAATCTACCGCTATTGCAATACTATCATGCGAATTAGCGCAGAATCCTTGCATAGCAGCTTTCGCCAATTCAAAACGTCGTTGTTCCCAATCTACAACCGGAATAATCCTTTCAGTCTTTATCCAATACGCATCCCTCGTATGCATTCCTTCCGGAACAATGGCAACTAACTTACCTTCACTTGTCATAACAGGTTTAAAGCCTTCTGGAATTTCGTTTACTCCCTCGTGGGGAATGATAATCTTCATTTTATCCATTTCTCTTTTTTATATATTTTGAATACATATCTTTATCCATCTGCTCTTATAGCTGTTACTGTGTCAGTTCTTACTGTTTCACACACTGCTCTAGCATCTTTTGATACAACTTTCGCAATAGTATTATCCAATATAACTACCGTATATTTCATAATATCCTGTGACATATCCACATCTCTAGTATTTTTCTCTAGCTGAATAGCCAAATACCTTGTAGCTCTCGCTAATCGCTGAATATCATCAGGAATCTTCATATCATTATCAAGAGCAACACGCCCTAATATTTCAGCTATTTTCAATTCTATTTCCTTCATTTCTATCTTTGTTATTAGTCAAACAGCTTAAATTCATACACCCACACAAATGGGTTTTCTTCCCATGTACCTTTGCCGGATACTTTGTCTATCAAGTCAGCAAAAGCATCACGAGGGCTAAAATAGTCGGGAATGTCTGCATACGAAAATGAATAGAAAGGAATATCTTTCTGGCCGGCATTCCATTCAAATATCCCTTCCTTCAAACAATCATCATCGGATATTTCCTGTAGGCGTTCTACTTTTATATTGGTTATCTTTATGTGATGTTTACAAGCATACGACTTAACAAACATCTTGTTATTCCATCCTGCGGAATCCTTCATAAGACCACGAATACTCAAATCTTTCGGATGTCTATCTAATGAGTCTGGGGTATAGCCTGAATCCTTGTAGCTTTGCGCAATTGCAACCACTTCTCCGACTTGAAAATTAGGAAATATTTGCCCGGCATCAATCATACGTTCATCTTCATCATGCAGACAAACCTCTACAAGCTCTCCAGAAGGTTTTCTGCAAACATAATATCCAGCTACATTCTGTCCTCTGAACTTTGATGGATATGATATGACCCTTCTCGTCATAGTCTTTCGACCCTCTAGTACAGCCTGGGTTAAGCCGTACTTATCATTGAACATGATTTTCTTCATTGTCATTCCTCCTTGATTAATTCCGGGTTATCGTAAATGTTGCCAATCATAATAGTATCATCCATTCTTGTAAGGTCAGATTGCCCGAAATAGAATAAATTTCGACCATTAGAAAGTTGAAAACGACAATTATCATATAGGATAATAGCTGTATATTCTTCTGGTTCAAAACCAAATGTAACAGTGTGAAGAATATCCCCTTCATAGATTTCTGTTCCGTTCTTGTCGAATAAGCCTGTGAATTGTCCCACAGTTGTAGTTTCTACCTTACTTCTATTAAACATTTCAGTAGCTTCGCATCCATATTGGGAAAGTTTCTTGCTGAAAATAGCCATTTCACCACTTTCGTACTGAATCAAGTCACCAAATATCCATTCGTTATTATATAAGTTTTTACCTCTGAATTTTATTGTTCTCATATTCATTACTGTTCTTGTTTTACGTCAATTGTTTTAAAATCTCTTTCTGTATAACCTCCTTCGCATTAAAGTGAAAGAGTCCCTTTTTCAACCGTCTAACGTTCTGCATTGGCATTTCATTGATGTAGAAGTAAAAGGCTTCATACGGATCACTGAAATTCTTAGCAAGTGCATTATTAGGTTTGTTGTTCATGTATCGTTCGATAGCGACAATCATTCTTCGGGCATAACCGGGAAACATCTTAAATTCTGCCTGCATCTGCTTACAACCGGCAAGGGGGCAACCAACACAGCCATGACGGGAAAGATTATAGGGTGCATCGTAATACTTGGAATATGGTAGTCCATATTTTCGTATATAGTTCCATACATCGGTTTCTGACCAGTTAAGGATCGGGAGAATATGCTTCGCACCTTTCATCCATCTGCGTGTATCGCATTGCTCTGGCTCATACAACGCCCTAGATTGGCTTTCTTCTGCCCTCATTCCCTCGATTGTACGCTGACCGATACCGTATTGCTCCTTCAATTTTTCACAGCAAAAACGCCTCATTCTGCCGGGTAGTCCTTTGCTTTCAACCAACTGAAAGAATGATTTCTTTGGATGAAGTATTTGAACCTATGAATAGTTCTTCTTTATGAAACTGATTGTACCGGGCGGATCAACGGTAGTATTTGCGTAAGAAGCATTATACTTTATGCCGGAACGTTCTGCAAGGTCGAGAATAACAACGCTATCTTTACCACCGGAAAAACCTAAACACATCGGATCGTCACGTTCCATGCTGCGAAGGAAATCTATTGCCTGTTGCTCCTTTTTATCCATTACTATTCTCGTTATTCATTAATTGGTAGTTTCATAAAGCACATCCACATAGTTTTGCCATGCCTTCCGGTGGTGTGACCGAACAACGGCTGCCGTCCGATGGCTTTCAATACTTCTCTAACCGTTATCTGGTCTTCATTCCATTTGAAAATGAGAACGCCGTAATCTTCAAGTACTCGAAAGCATTCATCAATTCCTTTTTTTATCACCCTTGGCCAATCTTCAGGAAGTTTACCGTACTTCTTGGCCAACCAACTATCTTTGCCAGCCTTTAGAAGATGCGGTGGGTCAAATACGACGAGCTTAAACGAACTGTCCGGATATGGCATTTCGGTAAAGTCTGCAATCACATCAGGATGAACTTCCAGCTTGCGGCCGTCACATAAAGTATATTCGGCATCCCGAATGTCTTGAAAGAGAACGTTTGGATTCTTCTTGTCAAACCAAAACATCCGACTTCCGCAACAGGCATCCAATATTATCTTTTTGCTCATATTTATTCTTGTTTTACGCTAATTAATAATTTGATAATGAGATGTACTTACCAGGTAAATTACAGTTTTGAAGAAGTTTATCGCATTCCTTACCGTAAGCAATCAAGACGGACCCACATCCCGGTCGATCCCCCTTTGTACCGTCTGGACGAAGAAAGTAAATACGATCGCAAAGAAATTTGATAGAGGCTGCTCGATTGAAGATGTCTTCAAAGAACATCTTATTATCACATCGAGCATAAAGAAGAGCAATCCCGTTATTATGATCAGCCAATCGACGAACAAAATGCTTAATAATAGGATTTGAATAAGGCGGATTAAGGAATACTCTACCTTCCCAAACCATAGATAAACCGTCTATTTCTTTGGTAAAACATTTGTTAGCCGTATGCCATTCTATAAATGGTGCACATGGATCTAAATCAAACTTACCACCTAAAGCCTCTATAATATATTGGGGAGTATACCATTCTGTTGTAGCGGATTTGCCTCCCTTCTCCGCTGTTTGAAAACTGACATTCATTTCTGTATCTGTTATTAGTTAATCTTATGCTGCTACTTTTCTTAATTCACGTAGTTTCCTGCTGACAGCTTCACAGAGAACCCGTGCCATTGTTACTTCGACTGCATTGCCTATGAATTTCTTCTGGTCGGCTTGTGTGCCAATTAGCATGTAATCTTCCGGGAATCCCATGATAAGCTTTAGTTCAAGTATCTTGAGCATCCGCATCAATATGTCTACAATCTGATAGATGGCCATAAATTCTTTGATATTCTTTGTCATGGGACTATCATCTTCAAAGACTTCAATAAACACATTCCCGTAGGCATCTATCTTCACGAAATCCGGTGGTGGTGTTTCCGAACTAAACACTGTATTTAGACTGACAAGGTAGGGGGGGCGCTTATCCATCCGGGCAATGAGGGTAAAGCATGGGTCGTTCACAGAGCTTCCAGGAGATACAAATTGCGGATTCATCAGGTAGTGCCACTTTCGGTTAGCGGTGATAACTGGTGCAGGTTCTTCTATCCGGCTACCGATATTTCCGAAGTTAGTATTCATTACCCACGGACGACAGCTTACAAGATTGTACTTTGGATTAGATGTCAAGGCTCCTAATGGTTGATTAATTCCAACCGGTTTACTTTGTCCAAACTGCTGATCCATGAAGCGACAGGTAGTTAGTGATAGCCGATCTTTTGTAAGTAAGGTCGGACACGGGGCATTTATATCTTTGCCGGCATCGTTGAAATTGTACGAGCAGAGGAAACGTGGACTCACATAGTTGAATCTGTCCTTTGTCGGCACTGTCGGACATGGTTTGTCTACCTGGCTAACATTGTCACCATTTCCGTAATATGCAGCGAGAAACTTAGCATTAATCAACGAATGGTTATCCTTACACTTGATGGTATGTGCCGGACCATCCACGGGTATATTCTTACTTTCCGGATGTCCGCTGAAATACTTTGAGAGAAAATGACAACCTACTTTTGCAAATCGATTATTAGTAGTAAGTACTCCGCAAGGTTCATCAACTGACTTACAGGTATCTTGAGGGCGGCAAGTATTGTATCTTGAAAGGAAATGCGTTTGCACAACTCCTAATCGTCCCTGACAACTCACAGTCGGACATGGTTCATCTATTCCAGGAGGAATGTGCTTTCCTGTCTTTCCATTGATTGAGTTGTATTTCAGCAGCCATTTATCTTTTCCACCTGCTACAAACTTAATTAAGCCAGCATAGATACGTTCAAGAGTGTTTTCTGATAGTGGTTTCTTCCGGGTAAAGATACTAGTTCCTTCGTCTTCTAAATCCAACACATCTTTTACGGGCTTCCACTTTAATATGCTCCCGAACATATCTTGTTTTCCTTCTTTACAATGGGTAGGTTCCGGGAATACGATAGGTAAGCCTTTCTTACCAAAAACACCAAAGAATCGTTTTCGGCTAGTATATGCTCCGAAGTCGGCAGCGTTCAGAATACGGTGGTCGAAGTTATAACCGTAGGATTTCACGCTGCGAACCCATTTGGTATAGTCTTTTCCTTTTTGCATAGAGAGCGGTTTACCATTTTCATCCATTGGCCCCCATGACATAAATTCTTCGACATTTTCGATCTGAATATAATCAGGGTCGATAGCTTCGATGTAACGAAACAGATGTTCGGCTAGTGTCCGGCTATCTGCATCCCGTGGTTGACCGCCTTTAGCCTTCGAGAAGTTAGTACACTCCAACGATGCCCAAAGAACGACTGAAGCACTAGGATATTGAACCTTACTTTTCTTCAGGTGTTCCACCAGTGGAGAAAGTTCAAGCGTTCGGATATCCTCGGTGAAGTGCAAAGCATCCGGATGGTTAGCTGCGTGGCTCGCTATGGCATTTTTGTCATGATTCACACATGCAACTACCTTCGCGCACTGCTCGTCGTTTACACGGGCCAATTCTACTCCGGTAGAAGTTCCTCCGGCTCCACAAAACAAATCGACATACAGCAAGTTAATCATTCCTCACCTCCTTTCGGAATAAAAGCGTTCCAACGTCTGGTTATCTCATACCCCAATTTCGCTGTGTCCTCATAGGTCTTTTCAGCATCAATCAAACGATTTGTATTGGATAGCTTTATAGTAGCAATCGGATAATTCCAACCATCTTTTAAGCATATCTCTACTTCCTTGTACTTGGAAGAAGGAATACAGACCATTGGAAGTTCTGAATTTAGCGTACCAGAACAACAAGAAAATACGGGAGTATAAACTTGCTTCTCCGTTTTACCCATCATTGCAAGATGGAAATTCATTAAAGCCTCTTGGAATTGCTTCTCATTAACATCCTCCGGTTGCTCATATTCGGGCAAAAAACGGGTAATAAGCTCTTGTGAGCTTTTAGGTAAATCATTCTTTGTCATAATCAATGTTGCGTTAATTGTTATCTTCTTGATTCTCCGGATAAATGAATCAAATTATAATATTTGAACCTGTCATTTATCCGACTGTAATCGTCTTTAAAATACTCTTTCAATAATGTTGCCGACAAGTTTGTCGTTATGTGACTATACTTGTCGTAAAACTGCCATATTTCAGCCCGGGCGAAAAGAAACTCACTACATAAATCCTTCGTACCTGTGCCGTAAAAGGTTGTTAAATCCAAACCTATATCATTCAAGCAAATGTTTATCGGTGAATATTGAAAAGCCTTTGAATCATCCTCATTGTAGGTATACTTATCCAAGTTGTTATGCAACGTGTAATAGTTCACCATTTGTCCGACAGACAGATTCAGAAACTGCATTGGGCTATTAATCCTCCGCAAATACACCGAAAAAGCTTGCATCAAAACTGTTTTTCCTGCACCGACATCACCACATAAAGCAATATTTTTGTGTAGCTTATAGCCTTTATCTGCCGGGAAAATAGTCTCTGCAGAACGACATCGGTTAAAGTAGTGAATCAGAAAACGGATAACCTGCTCGTTACTTTCATCCACAACAAACGTTTTATTCTCACGAGCTAATATCTGCGTACCGGCTTCACATAGACATGCAAGATGCCGAGCATACGAGAAATCAGTCATAAAATCAAAAAACTTCGTTGTAGTCAGGCTTTGCCCCATCGCTTGCGCTTCTGTTATCACCTGTCCTATTCGTTTTTCCGGATATTCGTTCTTTTTCATCTTTCCACTCTTTTAGACCTGTATATTTCCACCAATAAATAAAGCGACGTTTAGCGTCTGGAAGTGTAAGGACTGTGCTTTCTGCGCCCGTAGATCGTATCCATGAAAGGAAATTATCAATCTGTTGGGGAATCATTGAAAAGAATTCCGTACTCAACCCAGATTGTCGGCAAGCATTTTCCTTCCATAATTCATCTTCCAAAAGCAAATCTTTTATATCACTCATGTTTATAATCTGCTCCCTCACTTCTCCCCTTTTGGGGATTATAGGGGGAGTTTTATTATTTCCTTTACTTTCCTTTACTTTACTTTGTGCACTTATTCCGGAGTTTTTAGGCATTTCCTCGGAAGAAACGGGTATTTCCTCGGAAGAAATAGGCTTTTCTTCGGAAGAAATAAGGATAAACTCCGATATTACACATTTCCGCTTTGATAAATTGCAGATATACTGATACCGTTCCTGTATTCCTTTTGAAGTTATGATCTTCTCTTTTTCAAAAAGCTCATTGGAAAATAACCCGATTACTAAGCAGCTCTTAATCACCTCCTGAATATACACCTCTTCATACCCCGTTTGCTCCGAAATAATGAAAGGCAACTCTTTATCCCACCTCATGTAATACCCTTGTTTATAAATAATACATAGCAGGAGAGCATATACAGTTACAGCTTTGCCACCTTGGTATTTGATTAATTTCCTAATCTTTAAATCCGAAAAGAAATCAATGTCAAAAGGGAAATATTCAAGTCCGATTTTATTCTTTCTCCCCATTTATCAATAGATTTGTAGTTACTACTCTCGCTGTTCCTCGTCCGGTATAACCCTCGTTAATACCCCTGTCTTATCAATAATAACAGGTTTTCCGGCAACCGTGATGGAAGTACGACAACCTTCGGGTAATGACTTTAAGAAGGTGCTTACTACCGGAGAATTGGCATTTGTACCAATCTGCTCTTCTATATTAGTTTCTGTATAAGGGTAAACGTCCATGATAGGTGTTTCGGATACCATGCCAATCTGATAATCTGCCATTGTTCCCTTCATACCTTCGTCCAACTTCTTCACGGCATCGCGCAAGTCGGCAGCCTGTACCAGTACTTGAGTGGAAGTCTTTTTTTCTGCACCACTTTTGTCGTCCAGTGTGATGAAAATAAGTTTGCATTTGAACCAGCGGTCGGCAGCTTCTTCTTCACTTGTAAATATCTCACTATAATTAGCACGTTTTATATCAGAAACGGTAAATTCACCGGAGATAAAAGGTGTCATTTCTTCAATAATCCTCGCTTCTGCTTCCGTAAAGCTAAGCGCATCAACCAGATAAGGTTCTGTTACCTTTTTCTGCATTCCGTTTTCCATTACTTTCTCGTAACGGATTTTACACTCAAACCATGTATGCATAATTAATCTTGTATTTTAGATAGTCTCTTTATTATATTTTTCACTAATCTCACTGCATTTTGCACCCGGGTACTTTTACCATCCAGATCAACATTTTCAATAAGGACAGGAAGTAGCCGGAGCAGGTCTTTTACTATGTAATCAGGTACGCTTTGCATAATCTTTGCAGACAATTAGTAAGGAATTCGACTGACATTTATAACCAATCCTTTGTTAGCTGCAAACACCGGCTTACCCGTCAAACTGATAACCTCGTCCACGAACCTCTTCTCATTCGAATTGCCATCACTCAAATAAATGAGTACAATATTCTGTGTCTGTGATAAATCATTTTCTGATAGCAACCCTTTAATAGTCTCAATCTCCATGTGCGATTTGAGCAATCGGGGACGCATAGATATCGGTATACGTCCATCTGCTATATTACGATCAAGAATATCATCCGCATAATTCGCTTCTACAAGCCAATGATTCACATTATCAAAAGTATAATCACAATAGAAAGTATCAGTAAGAAAAACAAGCCTTCCCATATCTGGATGATCTACCTGATAACCAAAAGCCGGAACGTCATGTTGTACTTCAAAAGGAATCACTTTAAAATTCCCTACTCTATAACCACGGCCTGGCTCTGCGATCTTCGCGAATGGAGGCATAACGGAGAATCCCTTGCTTTTATAAACAGCTTCCGGTGAAATTACCGGAAATCCTATCTTTAGATACTCTGTGTAAAATCCTGCATGGTCTCCGTGCTCATGACTTACCAGGCAACCGACTATCTTCTTGATGTTGTAGTTCATCGCAGCTTTGACCTTCGGCAGTTTTATTCCTGCTTCAATTATCAATGCTTCATCCTTGTTTTCAAGGATATAGCAATTACCGAGACTATTACTTCCTAATACTTTCAGTTTCATACTCCAAATAGTTTAGAATACAACTCATAGTTCCTCTTCTCCGTTCCGGTATCTTCTTGGTAATACTTTGCGCGTTTACAGAATTCATCATAGCACTTAGGACAATACCATTGGTTTAGAACGGCTATATAATACCCCTTTTCTGCAGGGGTATTACAATAGTCACAGATACCATATCCTCCGGCTTTAGCAGACAGTTCCGCTGCCGAAACCTCTATTACCAGAAATCCTTTTTCGTTATCTACTTTCTTCGCCATAATTGAATTAATACGGAGGAGGGGCATCGTTTGTTACTTTCGGTTGCTGGGTAGTGGCAGGTTTAGAAGCAGTAGGCTTCACTTCCTCAAACTTGGCGTCCTCAATATCTCCTAAACGCTTTTTATTAGCAGCCCCTTCTATTTGGACCGCACGCTGTCCGGCAGCAATATCAGTTTCCGTTTCATCCGGTTCATCAAATAGAGCTGAATCATCAGACATACCAATAAGAATTTTGCAAGCACGTCCGATCACGGTTTTCTTTGCCATTTCGTCACCGAAATTTTTATGTGCCGGAGAACCGCCTTTCGTAGCTCCCTGCATCCACGCCTGTTTTATCTGGGCGAAATTCATAATCTCAACAATACTCCGTCCGTCCTCGGTCGTGAGAATAGCATAAGCCCCTTTAACCTTGTTTGCATCCAAACCTTCCAAAGTCTGCTCATGTTTGATAATCTTTTTAAGCCCGGTCTGCGTATCAACAGAGAATATAAATTCATCCCCTTCATATACGCAATTGGCAATGGCCGTTTTAACACCGCCCACACGTTTGGCGATGGCAAGGGTTCCAAGGTAGCTACGTTGCAAAGTAAGTTTGCTACCATATACAATAAAGTAGCACTGCTTTTTCATCGGAGAAAGCCCTTGAACGACCATGTCAAGCAAAGCATTTGCAACACTTTCTTTCGTACATACCACCAATGCAGGTTTATCATTCCGATCCTTCGTTTCTTGAAGAATAAGCCATGCCGATTTCAATGCATTTGCCGCTGAATAGTTAGTCGGAAGTTTGAGCTCTCCTGCTTCTTCAAAGTCTTTAATCTTAGACAATACAGTATCAACCACATCTTTCTGGACAATCGAAAGGTTTTGTTGCGGTTGTTGTGCAGGAGCCGATTGTGCTCCACTTTTGTTGTCAAACATACCTCCTGTTTGATTCTGATTTGTTTCTGCCATAATCTGTTACGTTAAATGATTATTGAATAGTTAATTTTGCACCTCTCTCTACAAAGAGGTTTATAATTTGCGAAGCACACGAGATAAGGTTACACACACTTTCACGATTATCTAACCATATAGGGGCTGTTACACCCTTTGCCCGGCAAATAGCATTGATGATATCAATACCGGCATTCATCTTCGCTGCAGTGTTCAAATCGGAATAAGGAGTACCGTCTACCATACACTCGCAAGTGTCAAACTCGGTTCCATCTACCTGCGTATCGAACATCCGAAATTGAACATAGGAGAAAGCTGAATTGATACGCTTCTCTACCAGAGAGACCTTCGATTTCATAAAGTCAAGTATCGAGGCTTCGATCTGTTCGTAGTCGGCAATCTGCTGCTGCATATTCGAAAGTTGAGACTGCAGCTCATCAATCCGCTTCTGGGTACGTTCAATCTGTTCCCTTTTGGATAGTCTTTCTTTGAGGGCATATATATCCGATTGAAGAACTTTTTTAGCGGCAGTATATTCCGATACATCAGCAGGAGTATAATTTGTCCTTAGAGACTCTTCCAATAGTGCAATCTCTTTTTTCAGAGAAATATACTTTTCATTCCGTTCTACAGCTTTCGTAACATCGACTATTTTCGGCTCTGAATTCTGCAACTGCTGTTTCTCGACTTCCAAAGTAGATAACAGATTCTTTTTTTCTTTGATAGCCTGTTCAATGTCTTGAACCTGTTTTTTTAAATCCTCAATCTTAGTTTTGAGTGCAGTTCCTTTCTTGATATTGTCATTCAAACGAGTAGATTTATTAGTTTGGAAAGTATCTTGCATTTCTTGCAACTTACTATCATAATCCTCACCTTCAAATGTTCTTTTACATGTAGGGCAGACAAGGCATGAACTATCAACTTCAAACTGCATCAAATTGATATTCTTATATTCCTCATACAATTTACTTCTTTGCGATTGATATTCCGTCAAAGAGTTATTTAGCGTTAATAGCTTGTTTTCCAAATAGCGAATATCCGTATTCATATTAGAAATAGAGCTTTCTTCTGCTGACAAATCAGAGTACCATTTATCATGTTCTGTATTGGCATCCTTTTTGATCTGGCGTTTAATCCCTTCCATACGCTCATACTTATCATCTATCTGCAGACGAACACTACGCCTACGAGCGGATTCCTCTTCGTCAGCTTTTGATTTGTCAGCAATCAGAGAATCATAGTTTCTAATCTCGGTTTCCTTTTCTTCAATCTCGGAAGACAAGGCTACCCAATCTTCTTCCTCTGGCATATTCCGGTGGTTCTCTTCGATACGACCAGGAATATCGGCTACCTCACCTTTAATTTTATTCTTCTGTGAAACAACCTGCTTCTTATATTCGTCAAGAGTTTTACCAGAATTGAGAGCATCAATAAGTGGAGTGTATAAATCCTTGTTTCCTATTGTTATTAACTCATCGAATACATCTGTATTAGTTATGTCACCACCTACAATCTCAAATAACATTCGCCTCTGCTCCTGCATCTTCAAAGAAGGGAAATAAGCAGGATTAGTTATCTGCCGGAACAGCTGTTCCGGACAAATATCTGAAACTTTAGTATCATATTCACGCTTACCCAAAGGTACATCATCTACGTAATAATCAACACTATGTCCATCCATCACCTCTTTAGTGGTTCCCCGCTTCTTCACCCAATTCTCTTTGTAACAACGACGGAAAACGGTTTCTATTCCATCTACCGAAAGGACCACAACAACTTCATGTTCTAATTTAGGAAGAGCTTTCCCGTCTGCATCAAGCGTTTTAATGTTGAAGTCCGCGCGGTTCTGACTATCTTTACCGAACAAAGTCCAAAGAAAAGCATCCATCAAAGTAGTTTTTCCCGTCGCATTGTCTCCGAAAACGTTAGTCACTTCCGGATCATAGTTCATTTCCAGAGAACGAATTCCTTTAAAATTAGTGAGTTTCATTCTCACAATCCTTATATCTGCCATAATCTTGTTGCGTTAATATTACAGGTTTTCGATTCGATATTTTCTAGGTGTGACACCTACATTCTTATAGAAAGCAGCATAGAACGATTGACGATTAGAAAAACCAACCATATCACTAATTTCTTCCACATTTTTGTCGGCATAACGTTTGTCAGTCAATAAATGCAAAGCATCCTTAATCCGATATTCATTAACCAGACAGCAATAGTTCATGCCAAAACGAGAGTTTATAACTGCTGAAAGATAGCGAGTATTCGTCTTCAATTCCTTCGCCAATTTTTTAGCAGAGTAATCTGGGTCCTTGTACTTTTTTTGAGCAACGACAATTTTCAGAATCTTATCGTATAACTCATCTGCTAGAGCAGGTCTGATTAATGACCTGTATTTTGCATCCTTCTCTTTCTTCTCCCTCAAATTATAGGGAGCCTTTTTCTTAATTTCTTCTGTACTCATAATGCTATATTTAAAGAGTTATTAAATAATCGGAGCCTTGTTAATTGCCCCCTTTGTTTTTTTATCTTGCACATTCAAGGTTTCGACCTTATGACATTTCATCATGCGATCTGCAACTGTACCTATATTAAGCCGTTTACCTATATAGTGATCGTGTGCCTCTTGCTCCGGGAGATTAATCCATGTTGTTATAGAATCGGTGTCTCCTCCTTCACCTTTCAAATAGAGTTTTACTTTTGTCCTTATCATAGTATTTATGTATTAAAAATGTGCATGACGCCGGTTGAAGCCGATCTATTAAGGCAGGGCAGGCACCCCCACGTTCCTCACGCACATTCAATTAGTATTTCTTCCCGTGCATCTTATCACGAAGTTTATTATACTTCATCTTCTGCTCAATATGCCAAAATAGGTCAATCTCAAGATATTTGGCAAGTCCGAAGATAGATAGTACCATATCATTAACGGTAGTATGGAAATCATATAAGCCATCATATCTCACAGGAAGTGTAGAGATGGAATAGATTGATTCGGTGAAAGTTTCGTCTTTACAGGCTTCTGCCATATCTTCAATACAGTCATCAATATCTCCGTTGGCAAGTTCAAGGCTTATTCCTCGAAGTCCTGCAAGGTCAAGCAAGCGGATTACAGCATCGGCTAATTCTTCTTCGATTGAACCTTTAATGGTTTCGTTATATGCAACTTCGTAACCGCGCTCTTTGGGAATGTCAGAATCCAATCCTTGACAAATGCGGCTGTTAGCAATCTTCTTATTATACCGATCAACATTAGCACGCCTTCCTTTTCTATCTGCTTCCACAGCTTCCATCAGTTCAGAAATCACAAGGCAAAGAAAATGGTTGTTACTTAGCTCCTGTTCGTGAAACCCATGTTCACAAGCTGTTTTATACGCCTTATCTCTAAAAATGTTTAAATTAGTTTTACTCATACCTGTATTTATTCGAATTATTCACTTATCTTCAACTATAGTTGTGTACCGTCAAAAATCCCATGTATTACCGCATATTCAGCATTGTAAACAGCAATCATTTCTGTTTTGGAATACATAAGTGGTGAGTTATCTGATCTTCCTTTGCGTTTGGGATGAAGTTTGCCTTCCTTCACCATCTTTTTCACCCATGCTTCACCATGAGTAAATACCTCACCGTATACCGTGTCCCGTTCCTCAAAGAACTTGTAAGCCTCACGTTGAGTTATCAAGTCTAAACGTGGATGATCATACTTCCTCTGCGTAGCCGCACCAAGTTCGGCAGCGCCAATCAGAAGATTCTTAATTAAATATTGTTGGTCTGTCATATCAACCTCCTTTCTTAGTTGGGTACTTCGCCTGGTATACCAGAACTAAAGCCCCTATCATCATCACTAACGAAATTACTATCCTACATACTTCGGTAGCATTTCCAAGCACATAGAGAGCCAAAATCAATATGATAGCGGCTACAACTATTTCACCTCCGGTAAGCTCTCTTTCTTCTACTTCTTTTTTAGCCATAATCAGTGTTGCGTTAAATGAATCAGTGTTGCGTTAAACGGCCGTCTTAAATAATCCTTTCTCGGCTGCGTACCTATTAAACTCTGCCATAGAGTGAACACCCAATTTCCGGAAGCTGTTACGACGATGATTGTTAATCGTGTGGGAAGAGAGGAACATTCTTTTACCGACTTCTTCATCGGACAACCCTTCATAGCATAAGCGCATTATTTCAAGTTGCCGCTCTGATAAATTGCTGTTGAATTTCGGCTGACAAATAACCTTGAACCCTGCACATTCACCTCGCATCGGGCATCCTACGAATTCAAACTTAAAGTTCCAATTTTCATCAATATCAATTTCATTATCATACAGACCGAAATTACATTTAATGAATCGACGCACTGCAAGAAAATCTCTCCACAATCGGTTCCCGTCGTATTTGGCATAAGTCTCACGTAACGCCTTGTAAGCCTCCGGATAGAATTCTTCAAGAACTTCCAAGAACCGTTGAATGAATTCTGTATCAGATTCTTTCAACTGCCGTTCCGGCATACCCATCTCTCGGATAGTTACCTCACCTTCCGGTGTCGTATAGAATTCAATCGGTCGCATACTCAATCCTCCGGAAACAATTCTGATGCAGGTATCCCCAATTCCTTTTCAATCATAGCTTGTGCCAAAGCATCCGGTTTCTGCGCCCCGGACAACCAACAACGCACTGTCTTTGTGGATTTCATAGTGACCGAGGCTATTTGGTCCACAAAAGCAGACTTAGGAGCTTTTGATACTTTTCTATCAGGCAATGCGTCGTAGTATCCTCTAAAAGTCCTCTGATTCAATGTTACACTTTCCATTTCTACCATAAAATTTGCTATTAATCATTTTTTAATTACCTTTGTATCAACGTTGATGTCATAATCAACGTTGCGTTAAATGGAGTGTCCGGGATGTGAATCTCGGGCACTCTCCTTTTTGCCCTCCTACCCTCCCCATAATCAGCGTTGCGTTATCGTCATAATGATGTTGCGTTAAATGGGACGTCCTAAATTCATAATCAATGTTGCGTTAAACAAGCCGCCTAATTCTTTAGCTGTAACCTTAGGAGATTGCATAAAACCTCGATAGCACTCCAATGTCAATTTTTCCATTTTACCTCCTCATTTATTTGTTAATTACTTAGGATTAAACTATTTTTGTTCAGTTATAAAACTTATAACGGGACAAATATATAGCATTGTTCATTATAAACAAAGTAAATAATGAGATATTTTCATTATTTTAATGAAATATTTTATATATGAGTGTAAAAGAGAGATTAAAAGAGTTTATCAACTATAAAGGAATATCTGTCCGTAGCTTTGAAGCTAAGTGTGGTTTTTCGTATGGCTATATTGCCAATATGCGAGTATCCATGCAGCCAGAGAAAGTAACGAGCATTGCTGAACGCTATCCAGAACTTAACACTGGTTGGTTATTAACCGGAGAAGGAGATATGCTGAAAAACTCTGAACAAGACAGCAAAATAGTGCATTCATCTTCTGTGCCTTACGAATTCGTTCAGGCTATGATTGATGAGCGAAAGCGACACGACGAAATGAATGCAGAACTCATCAGACAAAATGGAGAACTTATAGACATACTTCAAGAAAGGAAAAAAACGGATGCCCGCATGGAAAGTGCTGCCAGATGTGCCGATGCAAGTGGATCAGGATTGGAGAAATAACATATAAAACACCCAAATACTAATAATTATGAACAACAAGATTACAATCATAATATTTTTAATAATCACTTGCTCTTTTTCATCATGTAATAATGTGAGGAATAACTATAAAGAAACTTCACAAGCTGAATTTGATTCTTTACTTTCAGCGGTACTAAAAGAGAATCAAAGAAACGATGATTTGATTTATGTTACAGAAGCTCAAATAGACAGTATCAGAGATAAATATAGAGGCAACTATGAGGAATCATTACCTATGGGAGTTCACTTTGGAAATTCGGAAAAAGAATACGATAAAAGATACAATTCACTTCTAAATCAAGGAGAAATATTTCAATATAGTAGCAGCGGTATATATGCCTATAAATATAAAATAAACGACTACCGTATATGGGCGGTTCCCTATCCCAAATATGAAAGAAAAAAGATGAAATCACTAAAACTAATATGTTGGGATACTGATGGAGAAAATTCTCATTCAAAATTAATATCAAGCCTTTCAAAAATATATGGTAAACCATATTTTATAGATAAGAAGTATGCGTGTTTCTGGTATAGAACAGGACTTGAAATATGTTTAGAAGATGAATTAATAAACAATGACCCATATCCAGCCCAATTAACTGGAGTACTATATTATAACAATATAAAATAGATATATTATATTCAAATATGGACTACAACAAATTCACCATAGAGCTAATCAAAAGTTCCTTCACTCAATATGCAGCAACAGGAACAATAAATGAAGATGCTTTAGCAGATGGTATCAGCCAACTAAATAGAGCTATAGATAAGGCTCTTATATCCAACGAAGACACAACTGCCTTAGAAAGTCTGAAAAGTGATCTACAGTATATTAGATACGAGTTGTTATGACAAAGAAAGACGCTATCAAAATATTCGAAGATAAGAAGATTCGTGCTGTATGGGACGATAAGAAAGAAGAATGGTTTTTCTCTATCGTGGACGTTGTTGCAGTCCTTACCGATAGCGACAATCCTCGCAGATATTGGAGTGACCTAAAACGCAAATTATCTAAGAAAGGAAGTCAGTTGTACGATTTCTTCGGACAACTGAAATCGTACTAGATAGACAATTAATAACCAGAAGAAAAAGAAAACCCTAAGGACAATGAGTAAACCAAGAGCATATACAGAAGAAACCTTATCTATAATTGCAAGATTCTTCCAGACAATAGATTTTCTCGTATCAGCCAAACTGATGCGTGGAAAAGCTACTTACTGCAGGCTATACAACATTGATCGTCGCAACTTTGATGCACAGTCAAAGAACCACTCTCTGGGATTCTTCCAAGTTTCTTGGTTGCTAGGCCTAATAAATGATTTCAGAATATCAGCCGAATGGCTAATGACCGGGAAAGGTGATATGTTCAAAAAAGATAAATCCATAGTTAAATAATTAAATAAATAGAATATATCGAGTTTTAATCTTAACTTTGATAATAATATGAGCAAAATACCACCAAAACCATTATATATATACAGAATGGTACATTTTGACAATATTAAGTTTGTATTATCCAATGGTATATGCAGCAAGAATTATATGCAGCCATCAACAGAATATGTCAACATAGGGAATGATACGCTAATAAAGAAACGAGATACATACCCTGTGGACATAAAGCCAGGTGGAGTACTAGGTGATTATGTCCCCTTTTACTTTTGTGGACATTCACCAATGTTACTAAACATAAAAACAGGGAGGGGAGTACCCATGCAGCCACAGGAAGACATTATTTTTTTATGTTTAGAGCTATACAATGTTATAGAACAATGTAATGAATGGATATTCACAGATGGACATCCTATTGATAGTTTTACAGAATACTTTAATGAAACAAAAGATTTAGACCAAATAAATTGGGACGTAATTCCTCTTAGATATTGGAGTGTAACACCAGAAACTCCTGACCGAATGAGACAAAAACAAGCTGAATTCATGGTAAAGAATTTCGTTCCATGTAATTGTATTAATAAAATATATACATATACAGATAAAAGAAAAAAAGAGATAGAAAATATATTAGCATCTTTAGGGTTAGATATTCCTGTAGAAATTGATAAATCAAAACTATACTATTAATAATGATTAAGTATGTTATTGGCGATTTATTATCAGCCGAAGCTCAAGCATTAGTAAATACAGTAAATACTGTTGGAGTAATGGGAAAAGGTATAGCTCTTCAATTCAAAGAGAAATACCCTAGCAACTTTAACCATTATCTAACTGCGTGCAAAAATAATCAACTCGTCCCTGGAAAGTTGATTATTACTAAAGAATCAACAACAGATAGCGGAGAAAAAATCATTATAAACTTTCCTACAAAAACTGTATGGTATAAGAAATCACAATATTCCTACATTGAAAGTGGATTAGACGCTTTAGTAAAAGCTATTAAAGAATATAATATAAAAAGTATTGCGATCCCTCCTTTAGGTTGCGGCAACGGCGGCTTAAATTGGGACATTGTAAAATCCATGATGGAAGGACGACTTAGCGAATTAACAGATGTAGACATACAAATATTTGAGCCAAATGAAGCAGTAAAGGAAGTTTTAAAGAATCAAGAATTCAAAGGAGATGTTAAATTAACAGATGCTAGAGCCTTAATATTATACACTCTGTTCTATTACGAATTATGCGGAGGTGAATATAGCAGTTTATTTGTAGCAAATAAAATAGCCTTCTTTTTTAAGAGGTTAAGAGAACCTTGTTTTGCTAAATTGAAATTTACAAAAGACTTCTTTGGTCCCTACTCTGTTGGTGTAGACCATTTAATAAAAAGTTTAAATGGCAAATATCTTAGAGGAATGGAACAAATGAATGCAAAACCATTTGAAACCCTAGAATTAGATTATAGTAAAAAAGATGAAATCAGTGCCTACATAAAAAAACAATTAAAAGTAGAACAAGTAGATAGATTAAAACAATTACTTAAATTAATTGACGGCTATCAATCTGCATTATCACTTGAAGTCCTTGCTTCTGTTGATTTTATCAGGTCAGAATACCCTAATATAAATGAAGAAGAGACTATAAAACAAATGAAAGAATGGAGTGATCGTAAAAGAAAGTTATGTCTTGACAAATATATATCAAAAGCTTATAGGCATTTGGAAGAACATTCAAATAGATATTTCTTTAATAATAAGTAAAGGGAGTTTTTACTCCCTTTTATTTTTTCTCTTTTTCACACCATTATCGCCTGTCAGCACATAAGTAATAACACGACGGTTAGCATCATCATTCTGCGAATAATCCTTTTCTAAATACATATCTGTCACTTTCATTGCATCATCTACATGATTCAATGCTTCATGAACAACATATTTATTTATCCGCAAATCATTCCGGGCAATGGTCGCCCACGAATGGCGCGCAGCGTAGAATTCCAGATCGTCAATACCTAGAATCCCACCAATCTTTTTTAACCCCTTATTAACGGCCGTATTTAAACAGTCTTTTGATGCGTACATTTTGTAGAACTTAAACACCCTACGTCCTGTCTTATCTCGATATTTTTCAATAAGCGGCATAACCTCTGGTTCAATCTTAACACTAATCTCCGCTTTATCACTTCGACGCCCCCTTGTCTTAGTTCTCTGATAAGTAATACGACCATCAGCTATACAATCACAATTATATAAATCGACAGTATTCATTCCGATAAGATAAAAAGATAAAGCAAATACATCTCGCGCTAAGTTTACACGTGTACATCCAATATTCGTAGAAGGTTGATCTGGAAGAGTAAGTATCTTCCTTATCATTTCTGCCGAAAGATTTCTTTTCTTAGCAGGAGTAGGTTTCTTCACATGGTACTTTTGGAATGGGGACCAGGGAATCCGGATGATCCCCATTTCCTCATCATTATATTCTTTTTTTGCCAAATTATGTAATGCGCGAATATAACCAGGATATAAAGATAGTGCCCGATCACCAAGTACACGATTACTCAACGGCTTTCTATCTTTCAGCCATTTCTCGTAATCTTCCATAAAAACAGAAGTTATTTCTGAAATAGCTAAAGTATCTCTTTTGATAAATCGCTTCAAACTTTCAATAGTCGTTTTATAGCTTCTGGCAGAACCACCATGCCCGTCCTCTTCCATCTCCTTTATTTTCCGGACAGCAAAAGCTATAAAATCAATGTTCTCTACTTTTGGTTTTACTCCATTTTCCAGCTCTTTAATCAAATCGTCAATAGGCATACTCTTCAACTTCAAACCAAGTTCGGTACAAATCGCTTCATACTCTTCTATCATCTTGTCCGTTTTATCCGTTATGTTCTTTTTAAGTTTAAAAGAGGAACGGGTGATATCGTCCTGCTTTACATAGATAGGAGTAGACAGATATTTTTTCTGCCGGTTATGCGTCACTCTAATTTTCACATTCCAAGTTCCGTCAGAACGTTTTTGATGTTTATACACCTCTGCCTTAAAAGTTGCCATAGTATTTTATTTAAGTTGTGGAACAATAGTAGAACATTCCACCGCAAATATATAAATTTTCATTGGTAAAGTGCGGTAATAATAAAGCCACGCTATGTTAAAAGCGTGGCTTAAAGTACACCCGGAGGGAATCGAACCCTCATCTCAAGAACCGGAATCTTGTATTCTATCCATTGAACTACAGGTGCTTATGCTAATTACACTGGCTAGAGTAGTATGTTAATATAAAATTTTCTTAAAATCTTCGTTCAAATTTTGTTCCCATAGGTGGTGGACGAACCGGAATCTGACGCTCTATTCACTAAGCTACGGGGCCATTCTTTCTAAATGCGAGGACAAAAGTATAAAAAAT